TGTTAATTTATCAACTAATGATTCATGCATTGGATGTTGTAAAGCATTTGTTCCTGGAGCACGAGCTAAAGGACTTACTTTGCCTTTGCTATTCATATCATCACCAGTAAATGTAACAGAATCAACTCCGCCTACATGATGACCAGACCCGCCTTCTGCACTGTTACCCCAATCTTCGTGATCGTCTTCAAATGTTTCGCCCATTGATTCTTCGGGTTGCACATAACATTCTTCTTCCTCTTCTGCATGTGCCATTGCATCGACCATGTCTCCCATAATAGGTTCTTCTGGTCCATGATCGTGCCCAACATCTGTTGCAGGGCCGTCTTCGATGTCTTTAAGAATTTTCATTAAATCTTTGACACCACCGGCACCTGTACCGTTGATGTTAACACTCATTGTAACGTTATCAGGTTGCTCTTGGTGACCAGGCATCGGTCCGCCTATAACTTCGATACCTTCTTCGATGTTATTTAATTTTGTCATTAAATCTTTGAAATTCATCATTTTACTCCTTGATTGGATCTGCTGGACGTTTAGCAACAGGGCTACGATGAGCTTTTTCTACTGTGCTTTCTTTTGTGGATTTACGATATTCTTTAGCAGCACCTGGTACACTTGGTGCTAGTATTTCATCATTGTAACCTTTAACTTGGGTACCTTGATGTTTTTCTTTGTTTAATTCTTGTAAAAAATTCATCTTATGTTTTTCGCCAACTAGATGGCTATTATCACTAGGTGTTTGAATTGTACCTACAAGAGCTTTACCTGTACGTGTATCATGTTCATGATTAATTTCATGCTCAAGTTCTTCCGCCATATTTTTTACTTTAATGCAATTCGACGGCATACCTAATCCGGATGCTACCATATCGTGTATTTGTTTGTTAGTTGCTGGATAATCTGTAGTAACATCAAAGATTGTCATATTGACATTTTTATGTTCAGGAAATTCTGAATGACGTTCTTGTATTGGAGTACGCTTTCCTGCGCTTACACTAGACACATGGAATTGTGCTAATGCTGCTTTAATTTGTGAGCTACAATCAGTTGGACAATCTCCGGCAATTTTTACCTTAAATTCGTATATCTTTTTGCTCTCAGTTAAGTATTCTTTGAATGATTTCATATTAGTATCCCAGTACTGTATTTATTTCATTTGCTTGAGTTTTTCTAACAGGCTGTTGCGATCCGTAATAATTACACCATCACCTTGTAAAGTCACTCCTTCGTCTGCGCTATTAGCATCATTATCTAGCTTCTGTTTTTTAAGTTGAAGGTCAATCATTTTTAATTTTTTATCAAGTTTAGCTGTTTTAGCTTGAATGGCATTCCCTAGCATACTTGCAGCAACTTCAAACAACCGTCCGCTATATCTAGCTTCTACGTTCATACCCAAATCCATGATATCTTCGTATGCATCAGTAGCTTTTTTTGCTAGTTCATCTAATTCGGCATCACCTAAATCACCGAGACCTTTTACTTGTGGTAATGCAGCACTAATTTTATCATATTCGCTCATGTCGCGAATAAATGGTTGTGCTATTTCGGCTTTTTTAGCTTCTTTTTCTTCCTGCTTAACAATTTTCTTGCTTTCAGGTAAATTGAGTAGTTCTTCGAGTTTCTTAGTCATAACATTACTTATACCTGGCTGAAAATATCGTTTTCATTTAAGATTCTGAATTTTAATCCTTGTTGTTTGCACCATAACTGAGCCGCAGCCCATTTGGCTTGATTTTTAACAAACTGTGCTTGATTATATTTGTTTTTGCCAACACGTTCAAGGATAGTTTGGCTAGCAGGTTTAATCTCAATTAATTCAGTAAGCATCCGACCTTTTTTATCAACATATTGAATAAAAAAATCTGGAACATAAACTGTTTGTCTATCAGTTAATGGATCTCTATATGGTATTTGTATTGCTTCGCTTGCCCATTTTACAATACTGGTATTGTTGTCGCAAAAATTCATAAAAGTTAACTCCCAACTCGATCTATATGTAGGAACTTTTGTACCTACATATTTTTCAGGGTGTTTCATATTGAATTTGCCACGTGCAAATTTTGCCATATTATACTAAAATGTTACGTGCATCGTATGCACTTGTAGTTGGTTGTATTCTATAACCTAAATAGCTTGTACTTTCTCTGTAAGCATTTAATATCTGTGCTACAACTTGACTTAACTGTAAATCAGTTAAACTTTTTAATGTGTCTAGTAATGTGAATACACTTACATTTTCTGTACGTGCTTGATTTAAGATTACAATAGCAACACTTTTTGCGCTTGTAACATCAAATCCACGTTTCTGAAAAAATGCTACAGTTGTATCTATTTGATCTGCCGGAAAACTAACTGGTTTTATAAAATATTTGTCAAAGAATGTCTTAGTACTAACCGGGCCTGTTTGTTGTGTTGCCATATTAAGGTCCTAATGAAAAATCTTCTGCGCCGCCACCGGATGCGTCATAATTAGGTGCATCAGTACTGCTTAGGTTACCTTCTGAATCAGTTACTAATGTACTTCCATCATCGAAAGTTTGTATACTACTACCATCGTCAAAAGTTTGTACATTAGATGTATTATTTCCTGACAAATCATTGTTGGGAACGTTATCTGGAGCGTCTGTACTAGTTACATTACCTTCTGAATCAGTTACTAATGTACTTCCATCATCGAAAGTTTGTATACTACTACCATCATCGAAAGTTTGTACACCCGGTGTGCCCGATGTTGTATTTTCAACTTCGCTAGTCGAATCTTGTGTAATACCGCTAGATGTTGCGGTAGTACCAGCTGGACTTGCACCCGACCCGCTTCCTGGAAATGATATGTTAGATAATCCGGAAGCAATCCCACCAACTAGACTTCCTACTGCTCCGGCAATTGCACCACCTAGTAGTCCTCCAGCAACTGTCGACAACCCAGGGCCTGAAGTATTTTGATAAGTGTTAATCGAAGCCAACGCACTTCCGATAATTCCTCCAGCTATCGCACTAGATAATCCAGATGAAATACTAGTACCACCTGGCAAATTTCCCAATAATGGACTTGGTGTTTTATCGTAATGTGTATCTCCGAATCCTTCAGGATCGTCTTCTGATACTTCTCCGGACCCATATGCAACTGCTTCATACATAATTTTCATATCATTGTCATGCAGACCATAATCTGAATAGGAGAGCTTATTATGATTCCAATTAGCAATAATAGGATTTATAAATTTATAACTTACATATTCATGACGAGCCATTTGATAAACTGTAATGTAATTAAAAAACGGTTCAGTACTACCATTATCTAACCCATAAGGTTGAGTAATATGGCTTGCACTTTGCGTAGCATTTCGTGTGTATGCTCCAAATATTTCTGCACTTAAAGGATCAGCATAGTAGTAGTTATAGTAATTTTGCCATAACTGATTTATTAATCCCATATTGTCGTCGTGAAATTTAATGCCGACTTCACCTGGTGTGTGTTTAGTTTGCATTACTTTTTTTCTGTTGTACTGATTAAGCATAACAGTTTCAACTTTGTAGCTAGGCAAATCGACACTTTTAACTAACATATTAATTTCTTGCCCTTGTGCTCCTACCAAATTAAGATTTTGCAACGCATTAGGATTAATACTAAATGCAACATGGAATAAAAAATTATGTTTAGGTGCAAGTCTAAATTGATCAGAATTAAACATGTGGTCAGCATGTTGCTGATCACGCAAGATTAATTTTGAGTGAGAATGTAAATTACTGTTAGATGTAAAGGCCATACTATTATTTATAGATTAAATAATATACGCATATTATGAATACTCATAAAAAAGCCTACCGGAGTAGGCTTAATTATTAAGAACCTAAAGCGTTATTTGTAGAATTAGCGCCTTTTAATATAACAGGAGTACTAGATCCAATATCTCCGCCTGATATCTGTGCTGCGTTATCGTAACGAATAGTCAAATCAATCATAACAGGACCATTTTCTTTGTAGTCTAAGTTTTGCCAATTTGTTTTTTCTAGATAACAACCGTAAACTTCCCATGACTCAAGTACTTGCGGACCGTCTGCACCATTGCCGCCATCTAACATTTCGATACGCATTGTGAATTTATAATCACCTGCTGAAGCTGCAGAGCTTTGTTCAAAAAAGTCAAATTGTCTTTGATTTTGTTCTCCAACAAGTTTACTAACGTTACCGTTAACATCGTCACGCAATTTAACTGTAATATTTTCCCATGATGGTTTTCCTGCATAGTTAATTTTGCTATTGTAGATATCAATAACGTTGTTAGCAAACGTTAAGTTAGGACGAGTAATGTCCGAAACTTGTTTGGTCATTTCTGTTGTGCTACCACTATTGCCAAAGTTTTCAAAGTTTACGCGGAAACGATATTTCAACTTGGGCATTAACATGCCCTGTGAACCTGCACTTTGATCAGATGCTAGTGGTACTGTAAAGTTTGATAATGCTGCGATTGCCATATGATTCTCCTATTATGCGCCGCTTAAACCAGCGATAGCGCCAGTGTTTTCTAGACGTAATGGAATGTAAATAAATTCCACTGATTTAACTGGTTCAATTGCAATGTCAACATGTAACTCATTGGCATCGATACGAGCCGGTGTGTTGTTTGATTTATCGCATACTACAATATAATCATACAGAGCACGTTCACCTGTTAACTGTAACAATAATTTCTCAATTTGTTGTTTAATTTCGTTACGTGTAATTGTATCGTTTGGTTCAAATATGAATGGTTTAGCAATCACATTTAACTGATAACGCAAGTAAATTACTAAACGAGCAACGTTGATACGATCCAAACTGCTAGCTGCTAATTGACGTGTGTATTGACCATAACAAACTAAACCAGTTCCAGCAAGATATGTAATTGGATTAACATGCACACTTGCTAATGTATCTCGTTGACCTTGATTCAATGCAACTGTTTGGTATTCACCAGTTTGTGCATTAACATATCCAACTGAGCTAGCATTTGTAACACCACCACGACGTACACCAGCTGGTGCAAACCATGGATAAGAAACATTATCGCTTAGTGCAATTGTACGTAACATAATATAGCTTGGTGGAACAACAATGTCGTTACCTAACAAATCTGTTGTAAATCCCCATGGATAGTAAACAGCACTATATGGATCAGTTGTAACTAAACCTTGCCAGTTATCTTGAACTGCGCCGGCTGTGTTATTACCCCAATTGCTTAATGCTGTTGCAGTTGGATTCAAATGTATTGGACTATCTGCAACGATGAATGCTGATAAACCGTTATCATTATTCAATCCAACTAACGAACTTAGTGTTTCAATATAACCTGGGCAACTTAACAAGTTGAAAATAACTGTGTCCGGTTGACGGATTTGTTGATTACTTTGAATTGTTGCTTCTAATGCTTGTAAAACAACCTGACGTTGAGCATGTGATCCAAATCGTCCAACACCATTAGTATCGTTGGCTGCATCACTTACCCAGCGATCTGCAAAATATCCAGACATTGATTCGCCACCAGCATTTGCATTGTGGCCATTTGCAGTGTTGATATAACCTGATACATATTTCTTAACATTAAATCCTGAACGACGTAAATTGTATAACAAAGTTCCTCTTGGATATAATGCATATGAAGGAGCATCTGGATCTAAGAAATTGCTAGCTAACAAAGCTGCAATAGTAGCAGGTGTGCCACTTGATGCACCAGAAGTCGACCAACGTGCGTCGGCAAACACAATACCATTACCACTTGTATGATCTGCATTATTAACTAATACCCATACCTGCTTTGACAAATTATAAACATAAATTTGTGGGAACAATTCCAAGTTAGCTGTACTAACCCAAATGTCGCCATTAGCTAATTGAGTACCATCGCTTTGTGCTGTAGGTTGTGTTGCACTTACAATTGGACCATTAGGATCTGTTGAAGTACTAGTACCATTTAATGTTTGATCATAATTTGAATATCCAACCCATGCGCTACCATTATTAATCATAATGTCAACATCTGTAATGCTAGAATCATACCATAATGTTCCATTTGCAGGTGTTGTTGTTGGCGGTGTGCTACTTGCAGCAGCAATACTTGTTGGTGAGCTTGTCCATAAACTTGCTACATATGTGTAAGCTGGATTTGGATCTGCATAGAAGTTTGTAGTAGTACTTGTTGAGAATAGTTTACCAATAGGTGTAGCTGTACCATCTGCAAAGTGAATATCTCCGCCTTGTGTATGAGTGATTGTAATAGTATTGTTACTATTAACAACAGCATTAATTGGATAGCCAGCCGAAGCTGTTAAAATTGTTGCCGCAATTGTTGCAGCATCAGAAGATAGACCGGCACCTGTAAATGATACAGAAATTGTTGACAATGCAATACTACCTGCTGTACTTACTCCCATTGTAAATGTATTTGATCCAGAAGTAATTGTACCAGTAGTAATTGTGTTACTTGTAATATTTAATGCACCTGAACTTAATCTTTCATGAATCTTAAAATTGCCCAATTGCGGACTCACTTCAGTTTCATTGTACTTAACATAAACAGCACCTGCTGCAATATTGTAACCGCCACCTGTTGGGTCAAGAGTTGCTAGTGCACTTTGTCCATTAGGGAACATTTGTACTGGCAATGTGACCCATGTATTAGCTGCTGCGCTATATTCTTTAACAAACCAATTTGCACCTTGATTAACAGGACTTGCTTTAACCCATACACTACCAGTTGGTGCGCCTTGAACAGTGCCACCATTTTGATACATTCCATATGTTGGAATACCTGTATAAGGACTAATAGTAAATTGTGGAGCCATCCAAATTCCGCCAATGCCTGAATTTGTTAATCCGTTATGTGTTAAGCCTGCTGTAATTGTAACTTGAACACCAGTTGAATAAATGTATAATACATTATTAGACGATGATGCAGTAATACCTAACGCTGTTAATGCACTTGATGCATTAATAGCAGTTGCCATTGATGCTTGAGTTGTACCAGTAGTAGTAACGGTATTACCATTAATTTGAATAGTATCGGCTGAGCCTACTACATACGGTGAACTTGTTCCGCTTGTAGCTGTTGGCCAGCTTGCTGCCCACGCACCTGTTCCAACTTGTACCCATGTACCAGCTGGTGTCGATGTTGCATATTTTTTCAACCACAATGTAATTAAAGTTGTAGTAGCAACAATAGCGTATTGACCAACAGTACCAATGCTTGCAATCGGAGCACCGGTATTAACTTGTGCTGGATTTGTAATTACTAATGGTGTTTGATTAGTAAATGTTTGTCCAGTAGCCGTTGACCCTGAACTTGAATTCCATTGGAAAACACCAAATGTTGTATCAGTTGTGTCGAACCAATATGTGCCATCTGCTGGATTACCGGTCGGAATAGTTGATGTTCCGATCAACTGACTTGTATCTAAGTTTGCACGTACAACATATGCACGATTGCTTACTCCTAAGAAGCTGTAAGCTGCTTGTAAACCATATTCGTTTATTTCACTTCCATTGATTGGATTATTACTTGCGTCAGTTTGGAAATAAGGAATACCAAATGTGGCTCCTAAATCTGCTTGACTTGTTAATAAGTAAGGTATACCAGCATTTGCTGCTAGTGTTCCTGGTGCAATACCAGTACCTGCTGAATTCTGTTTGTTTGCTTGACTAGCAACAACGATCAAAGGTACAGTACCAGGTGCGCCCGGTGTGTAAAACGATTCATCAACTACTGTTACGCTTACGCCTGGTGAATTTAATTGAGCCATTTTGTTATCTCCATGAATACATGTTCTGCTGTATGTATTTATGGCAATTTGATTTTTTATAGCACTTAAGGTACTGTAAAAAGGTTCAAAAAAGGCTTAAATAAAATATGAGACCGTTATGTTCGTGCGGATTACGCCCTGTAGCTATTAATTACTATAAAGAAGGTAAGCCTTTTTATAGGAGTCAGTGTGGTTCTTGTATGCGCGGAGTAAAATTACCCCGGTGGTTTACTAGCGGATATAAACTAAAGAATTCTTGCGACAAATGTGGTTTCAAAAGTCCACATAAAGAAATATTCTCTGTATTTCATGTAGATGGCGATCTCAATAACTGCCGTCCACAAAACTTAAAAAGTATCTGTGCTAACTGCGCTCGGATTCTTCATAAAGAAGGGATTCGTTGGAAACAAGGAGATTTGATTCCTGACCTATAACTCTTAATACTTGTTTATATAAATCATCTAAAGTACCGTTGTTCTCAAGTACATGATCAAATTTTGTGCCTACCCAGGCAGTTTCTGAACTATGAATTCCAGCTTTTTCTAATTTAGCTTTACTTAGTGCCCATGAACTATTACCGTCTGGACCACGATTTACACTAACTGCGGCATTATACCATTTAGGTTCAGGGCCGCGAACAACACGAATAACTTTCCCACCGGCATTTTTGATTGATTTAATTTCATTAGGGAAACGGCAATCACTGATAACAATATCGTCTTTGATGTTACGTAGTTTGTTTTCTAAACTAGCAATCCAAATGTCGTCATGAAATCCTTTACGACAAACTTCAGTCCCCCAGTATTGTAATACCCAACGTGGAGTTAGATTAGGCATATCTAAACGTTCTGCCCACCAAGGATCAACTTCTTCTCGCCATTCTCTGGCACTTTTTGTTCTACCTTCTAGCATAGTGCGATCCCACCCGAACACTTGTGCTACCGCATCTTTTAAGCTATTGGCAAATGATTCTCTTCGGAATCCGTAAAAATTGGTAAGATAATCGGCAATAGTATCTTTGCCAGAACCGATAAAACCGCACACACCTATGATCATAGAGCCCCCTGAAGTAACTCTAGTATATAACAGTTTTGTTACAAGGTCAAGAAATTTTAGATCCAATTAAAATTAATTACACATCTGTATGGTTGATCTGTGCACGATGTTCCGCTGTGAGATTCCGATGCCGGAAATATTACTATTCGATTAGCAACACTTTCAACCTTTTGGCCATCGTTTTCAAAAATAGTATAACCATCATTTGTGTTTACATAAAAAACTGCGGTTTTGACTAGCGGTAATACATGATCGTTAGGTGGATCGATATGATATGAATGTAATACAATGTTCTCAGTTCTTGGATTTAGATTTGCTTTAATTCGTATTAAAATATTTGGAGTTAATCTACGTATAATTGGATCTATTAAATCTAAAGGTTTTCTAGCACCAGCATGTACTTCGAAAAAAGTATGACCTAATTGCCAATTATCTAGTGGATTACATTCTATTTGATCTTCTGGAGGTACTATATATGACGTAAACCATGGAAATTTACCGTCTATTCCCATAGTGCGTTGTATTACTTCTAGCTCGTATGGATCTAAGAAATTATCAATTATTTGTCTCATATTGTAGTTATACAATATGAAATTTTTCTTAGCCAGTTATCAAATAATAACCAGTGCCGCCTGCGGTATTATCCATTATTTCTTTATCTAACTTTTCAATTTCTTCTTTTGCTTCGGATAACAATGCTGTACCATTCAATGTTATAGGAGACCCAGGTCCTGCAATTGATCCAAATTTACTACGTGCTTGCCCTAACATTTGTTTTGCTACTGCCAGTGTATAATCTCTTAACCATTGTTTAGCATATATGTCTTGCAACAGCACCCAATCAGGACGGAAATTGTAACTTTGCACAAGAATTTGTTCGCCTTGAGCAAACGGACGTTGCAAGATATTCAAAATATGAGTAGTAGGTTTCCATAAAAATTCAATATAACTACCGAACATACGTCCAACTAATTTTTGATAACCAGCAAATGCATCATAGGTTGCTAATCCACCCATCATACTACCTGACATCAAATAAGTGTTAGTATATGCTAAGTTAAATGGTTCAAATAAAGTGCCGCCAGCGCCTATTCCGCTTCTTGAACCGATAGCTCTACGAAATACTTGTCGAACTGAAATAACTTCATCGGGCAATCTGTATTCGTTTTGATCTTGAATTAATTCTAAAAATAAGTAACTTTCTTCGACTGCATTGCTACTACGCTGACGATATTTTGTAAGAGCACGATCCAATGCAACTTCATAGTGTTTAGGATCAAGCTCAACGTCTACCATGCCATCTGCAAGCATAGTTTTTACATAGTCAAACACAGCATTACGCTCTATAGTTGCGTTTGACTGGGTTGTTGCTGGTTGTGAATCGGCCATATTTTTACTCTCTTACTATATTTAGCTAACGATAAATATGTTACTATGCCAAGATTAAGTCTCTATAAACCAGAAAAAGGTAACGATTACAAGTTTGTTGATCGCCAAGCATCTGAAATGTTCACTGTGGGCGGTACGGACGTTTATATCCATAAATTGTTGGGTGCAAATACCAGCTCTGAAAACGCCACCGCAGATCAACCTTCTTATGCTAGCACACAGCTAACAAATATTCAAGATTTACTATTTTTAGAAAATCGTGATAGAAAATATGACCAGGAAATATATAGAATTCGTGGCATTTATAATGTACAAAACATCGATTTTAATTTAAGTCAATTTGGTTTATTCATTGACAACGACACATTATACATGACTGTACATATTAACGATATTATACAAATTCTAGGTCGTAAACCTATTAGCGGCGATGTACTAGAATTGCCACATTTAAGAGACGATTACGCCTTAAATGATTTTGATATTGGACTGCCTAGATACTATGTAATTGAAGATGTAGGTCGTGCTAGCGAAGGTTTTAGTCAAACTTGGTTCCCGCATTTGTACAGGTTAAAACTTAAACGTGTAAATGATTCACAACAATTTGCAGATATTTTTAATCAGCCAGCAACTGATGCAAATGGCGATCCGACTAATAATACATTACGTGATTTATTAAGTACTTACAATCAAGAATTAACAATAAATGATCAAGTTATAGCACAAGCTGAAGCAGATGCTCCTAAGAGCGGATATGAAACTAGACAATTTTATACATTGGCAGTTGATCCTACAAATGGTAAACCTGTACTGCAAACTGCCGATGAAACTTCTGTTAATGCGAGTAACGTAGGACAGTTGGCTAGTGGAACATACGGTATACCATTACGAACAGGCTACACTGGATACTTAGTAGGTGATGGTTATCCAGCTAACGGATATTCATTTGGGTTCGGTGTATTATTTCCAGAAAGTCCAGAAGACAATGATTTTTATCTGCGTGTTGATTTTTTTCCAAACCGATTATTTAGATTTAGTTCAGTACAAAATGGATGGATTGCTGTAGAAGATGCAGTTAGAATGACTATGACTCAAACTGATACTCGTAGAACATTGAAGACCGGATTTATTAATAATGACTATTATACGTACACTGATGCGCAAGTTTCAGATTATATAAACTTAACTGTAGGTCAATATGTTATTAACACATCGATGCCATTTGCTGGAAATAGTACGGCACCTTATATTGTATTAAAATATGAAACAGCTATACCTGGAGTTACATTATTACAGTATGCTCAAAGCGATTACCCTGCTATAATAAGTTCATATGTTGAAACTATAACAAGTAACACCGGTGTAGTTACTACTCAAAATTCTATAAGGATTACATTACCAGTCGTCGATGGTGTACAACAGACTATCACGTTTGCCGGGCAATGGAATATTACTTTATATAATTCACAAGAAGCACAAAAACAAAGCCTTAGCAAGGCACTTAGACCAAAGGCGGATTTATAATGGAATGGTTCTATGACGGTCAAGTAAGACGATATATCACACAAACAGTCCGAGCTATGAGCAACTTTGTTGTTAAGTATGGTGACGGAACTTTACACAGAGTACCTGTTATGTATGGCGATGCTGATAGACAAGTCGCAAGTATTATTCGTAATAATAGCGAAAATAAAGTTAATAGTGTTCCTCGAATTAGTGTTTATGTTAGCTCATTAGCATTGGATAGAGATCGTACAAGCGATCAAACTTTTGTAGGTAAAGTTAATATAAGAGAACGCGGAACGTATTTTGATCCTTCAACAGGAGTCGAATCGTACAACCAAATGCAAGGTAAAAACTATACTGTAGAAAGATTAATGCCAACACCATTTAGTCTAAAAATGAAAATAGACATATGGAGTGCTAACACTGATCAAAAATTACAAATTTTAGAACAAATTTTAGTGTTGTTTAACCCTAGTTTAGAATTACAAACTACTGATAACTATATTGATTGGACTAGTCTAAGTGTATTAAATTTAGAAGATATTACATGGGATGGCAAACAAGTGCCAGTAGGTAATGACACACCTATAAGCATTGCAACATTAACTGTGCAAGCTCCTATATGGATCAGTCCTCCAGTTAAAGTAAAACATCTTGGAGTTATTACAAAAATTATTACAAGTATGTATGCTAATTCATCATCTAATGGCACTTACATAGAAGGGCTAGGATCGGCGGCAGATCCAATGGCTGCAACTACTACTTTAACTGATTTGCTAAGTCAGACAGTTACTACTATTAGCGGGTATCAAATACAAGTTTATAACGGGCAAGCAAGATTATTAGGACCGAATGAAAGTGTAGTTCCAGTAGAACCTACTTTAGATATTACAGTTAAACAAGGTCCCGGAATTAGCTGGTTAGACTTGTTCGAACAATACCCAGGTGAATATGTTGCAGGTTCTAGTCAAATATATCTAATACAACCTAATGGTAGCTATGTTGTCGGAACTATTGCACTTAATCCGTTAGATTATACAATATTACAAGTTAATTGGAATAAAGATACGTTAACTTCTAATACGGGGATCGATAGTCAAGGTAGCATCGAGTATAAGGACACAAGTTATATGACTAATCCAACTCAGTATCGATCAAATAGTCCAGGAACATTTGATGCTATTATTAATCCATTAACATATAATCCTTATCGTCCTACTGGCAACGAGATTACAGATCAAACAATAATAGTGGGATTAAGATTTTTAATAATAGAAGATATAGGAACAGAAGGTATCACAACACCTGTATGGGGATCATTAGTTGCGGTTGCTAATGACATTATAGAATGGACTGGAACACAATGGAATGTAGTGTTTAATTCTATTCAAGAAACAACTACGATGGTGTGGCAAACTAATATATACACTGGAGTTCAATACTTGTGGAACGGAGTTTCCTGGGTTAAGAGCTTTGAAGGTGAATATTCAGCCGCACAATGGAAAATAATACTGTAAAAGAACAAATTGTTTGTAGTGGAGCATTATTTTATGCAAAATCTACACGACGTTTTTTATTATTACAAAAGGCGCACGGCAAACATGAAGGAACTTGGGGGCTAGTAGGCGGAACTACTATTTCTGGAGAAACTCCTTGGCAGGGATTACAGCGTGAAATTACCGAAGAGATCGGTAGCGTTCCTGATATAATTAAAACAATTCCATTAGAAACATTTGTCAGCAATGACAAAGTATTTAATTTTCACACATACTTATGTGTAATCGATAAAGAATTTGTTCCAGAATTAAGTAACGAACATCAAGGTTGGGCGTGGGCAACTATCGATCGTGCTCCTAAACCTTTGCACCAAGGATTACGTAATAGTTTTGGTAGTAAGACAATACGTAATAAACTTCAAACAGTATTCGATCTAGTAGATCTTATTTGATATCACAAATACTCGGTGTTCACATAATATATTGATAAGTATTGTCAAGGATGGATAACCATGATGTTTTTTAATAAACAAATCAATTTAACGGCATACACATCAGACCCAAGTTATTATGCTTCTTGTAAACCTGTATATAAATCAAATGTAAAACCTGATTGGATTACTAGAGTAGGTGCATATATAAAAACATGGGATGATAGATCCGGTTTATATAATAAAGCAGGAACAGTGGCAACTTGTCCAGGAATTAAAGATTTTTTATCAAAACCTATACAAATTCCAATGTGGGGAGATATAGATATTCGAATTAATCCCGACGGAACGTGGACTAGTAATGGAAGGCCAGATTATGATTTACATATAGGACAGCATTACCCTGCACAATACGGAGATGCATATAAAGATAGAGTTGCATTAAAACTATCATCTCCTTGGCAATTTGTAAGTGAGAGTAAAATAAATTACTTGTTTACGGAATCTCATTATAGTACTTCATATTTTAGAGAATTAGGAATATTATTTCCTCCTGGAGTTATTAATTTTAAGTATCAGCACTCTACTAATATTCATTTTAATTGTCCGATCAGATCAGAACCATATGTTATTAGTTTGAAACATGGTATGCCGTTAGTATCTATATTTCCGATGACTGAACGCTCGATCAATTTTGAAGTAAAGAAAATCGGTAGAGATGAATTTAATGAAATTAATCAGCATATGCCAAAAATGGTAGTTGGAAGATATTTTAAGCAAGAAGGTTACAAAAATGACTAAAATAGTATATTGGGCTCCTTGGGCATTTCCGGAAGTATATCCTGAACAATATCTTAGTTATGCCGATCCTGTTTTGTTGAATGAAGATTTACGACCAGATGTTAACAATGAAAATAAAACAGATAATTTTTTCATGTGTCCGGCATATGTTAATACACTTCGAAATATATTTACAATAAAAAGTCCGTCTAATTGCGATGTAGAATTTACAAATACGCATGTAGTAAATCATTTGCCAGATACTATACCATTTAATAAAAATATGTTACAGTTAAAAATGCCTTCAGTTAAGGATTCATTCACTGTAAAATTTAGTGTAGGTTGGATATTTTTTGCGGAGGAAGAGCTCGAACTCGAGTCACTACCTCCTTATTTGCATAATACAAAACTATCTCAACAAGGTTATTATGTTCCAGGAAGTTACGATATTTCATCATGGTTTAGACCATTGGAGTATGCGTTTCAACTGCATAAAGGTACAAATCGATTTTCAGTGAGGCAGGATGATCCATTGCTATACGTGAAATTCAAAACAAAAAGTCCTATTGAACTAAAAAAATTCTATCTTACCGAAACCTTGTACAAATATTCAATGAGTTGTGTTAAATTAAAAATGTACAGAAAAGAAAAAAATCTTAAAAATTTATACGGTATATTCCATGAAACTAAGTTTAGAGATATGGTTCTTAAAGAAATTAAAAAAAATTTAGTATAAGGAAAATATTATGGAATTTTTTGATTTGTTTCCTACAACAATTTTTAAGGGGTATAATAAAGTTTTAGCAGAATCATTATTACCTCTTTGTAACAAATATACAAGTGAAGAGACTATAAAAAATTGCCTCGACTGTGACAATTTCCCGTCAACATTGTCTGCAGGGTATTTGGAATTTCAAGTTAATAACAACGAACCATTAGTCACAGAAGCCTTACAATATATAAGTGATCACTGCTTAAAGCCATTTTTAGCGCATCGGGGTATAGGGTTGCCAGGCCCTATTCGACCTTTTGGATTTTTTAGTTCTATGGAAAAAGGCGGATATCTAAGAAAACATCACCACCTTGATTGTTATTTTTCTGGAATTGTATATTTAGAAGTAGGCGAAGATGTTCCTGAGCTAATTTTACATCATCCAGGCAATCATATTAAATTTTTACACTATCCTTCGGACCACCAACACATAGATAATTATTTGAATAGGACTTGCAATGTCTTCAAAATTAAGCCTGAAACTGGTATGATATTACTATGGGATGCGTCGATTGAGCACGAATTAAACCTTAAGACAAACGATAATCCGAGAAAAACTTTTGTATTTAATTTATGAATGATATTATTATAATCGATGATGTAGTTGATCGACATTATCAAAATCAAATAGAACAACACACATTAGCTGATCATAATGCCACTCCTTGGTTTTTCCAATCGGATCTAACATTTCCTGATATATATTTCGATGATTTATTACAAAAAGATCCTACATCTAAAATAGTAAAACGACCTGGTTTTAGTCATATGGTGTACGATACTAATTTACATATAGGATCTTCATATAATTTTTATTCGCCATTGTTATATTCAGCTTGCAATGGTATTTGTAGCATTAAGAATCTTACACAAATAAGAATGTTTCTTTCAATACCGGTACATGGGGATATTCATAAGATAGATAACCCGCATGTTGATAAATTCGAACCTCACATGGTCGGATTATACTATATAAATGATTCCGACGGGGATACTGTTATTTTTGATAAACAATTTAACTATGGTATTGACGAGCCATGGCCATGCAAAACACCTGCAACTGAAATTCCTATTCTAAAAACAATCACTCCTAAAAAAGGAAGATTTGTATTATTCAATGGAAATAGATATCATGCAAGTTCACAGCCCTTAAAATCTCCAAGGGCTGTGATTAATTTTAATTTTCTATCTGTTTGATATCATTATTAATTTTTGATAATAGTTTGCCATATTCAGGCAAATACAAATAATTCATCTCGCTTTTTGCAATAGTATCCGCAGCATCTTCCAATGTTTCGACTAACGGATCTCCGCCTAAATTAAAGCTAGTATTGAATAATACAGGAACACCTGTTTTTTCATAAAATGCATTAATCAAACTATAAAAATGTTTGTTTTGTTCGTTAGTTACAGTTTGTATACGACAAGTTCCGTCTACATGTATAATGCTAGGAATTTTTTCTGCAACACCAGGTTGACAATTTACAGCGTACATCATGTAAGGACTGTCCTTCATACCACGTAAATCAAACCATTCATGGACATATTCTTGCATTATAGTACCTGCAAATGGTCTAAAATATTCACGATGTTTTACACTATTAACAAAATCTTTACCATCTTCGTACATCGGATTAAACAAAATACTACGATTACCTAATGCTCGTGGGCCGTTTTCACTTCGTCCTTGAAACATTGTAACGATATTTTTATCTAATAATAAAGAAACAATATCTTCATATTCTACATTACTTACTGCTAAATTATATTCAGATGCAATGTCATTTATATCATCTGTAGAATAATTATATTCGAATCCTAAATATAATCCGTCTTTCGAATAATCAATTTTTTGCTCTTTAGATACGTCCATGTATATTAACATTGCAGCACCCATTGCTGTACCGGCGTCATTACTAATAGGTTCTACATAAATTTCGATACCTTCGTCTCTCAAATGCTCTAAATAATAATAATTAGCTACGCAATTCAATCCATAACCTCCACTAATAACTACTTTATTATGTCCGGTCATTTCTACAGCTTTGCGAATTAAAGCCAATACTTGATCTTGTGTCTGAGTTTGGACAGCATATGCTAAATCTCGTCTATTATCAAGCAATGTTATATCAGTGGCATCATGCTCGTCTAAGTATGGAAACAAAGTGCTATTAATCAATGCACCGTTTGGATATGTAGGTATGACTATATTTCTATTAGCAACCGGAAATGCTCCATTTTTGTTGAATAGTTCTGGAAATTTATCAGTTTCTTTACCGTATGGAAATAATCCCATAGTTTTTCCTGCTTCGATAGATGGCCACCCACAATATTGTGTAACTGCTTCATAAACTTTAACAATTCCTGCAGTTTCGGATACTACAAGGTAGTGTGAGTCAGACTCTGGTTCATTATATCTTTCACTTGGAAATTTATCTAATACAGTAACAGGAGATGGACCACTTACTGCAAGATGTTTATAAATGGTTTTGAAATTAAACGGGTAAGAGCAATCAAAAATACTTTCAGTTTCAAACGCTGTAGTTGGAGCACCACTTGCTGTATTTAATTGAACAAAAGTTCCTGCACCATCAACTACTAATGCTGCCGCACTATCAAAACCTGATCTATAAAATGCACAAGCGGCATGTAACTTATGATGAATGTTACTTAAATCGATGACTTGAGGGTGGGGACCAGGTTCGGGTTGTCGTCTTGCAATCAACCCTAATTTTCTTGCAAGACCTGTGTATATATCTTCGTAAGTGAAGTCTATCTTGCCTGCGGTTTCTTGAAGAGATTGAGTATGTGCAATTGCAATAAAATCTAGCTTATCTGTGTATTCTTTAATTTTTAGCATTGTTGCCAATGGGCCGCCGTCATATTTTTGTCTGCTAAGACGTTCTTCTTCTATATTAAAAATTACTTTGCCATTTTTTAATAGACACACTCCGCCGTTATGTCCTCTGGTAATTCCTGCAATCCAAATATCTTTCATACTGTTCCTTTATATTTTAGTTTTAACGTAATGTGTACTGCGTTCAATGGGCCATAACCCATTAATTGGTTTTATTTTTGCAAAAAATACTTGTGTCAATCTTGAATTTGTTGGATCTGTACCGAACATTTTACTTTCTCTATGACAATATTCTCCTGGATATACTACCAATCGATTAAAAACATTACCAACATCTATTGTTTTATTAAATCGATTATTATGTTCATCCCTTGTTTTTCTGTAAACATCTATATCAACATCTTTATCATTATAGAAATTCATTTTTTGCTGGAGTTCAAATCCTTGAGGATGCGGTTTCAAATGTTTAATTTTTGGATCGGGATCGTTATCTTCATATATAGAAGTTCCTGCATTTGTTGGAGCTCCAGGTGTTAGATACACAACTCCGGCAAAAGAAACACCAGTATCTACATGTACCCAACCTTCTTCATATTTTTCTGGTATTAGTTGAAATTCAATAAGAAAATCTGATTCAATCGTGTCAGTTTTGAGGTTAAAAAATAGATTCAATATTTTTTGTTCAAATGTTGAATGCATTTCTGGATTAATAGTACTTAACGGATCTGTTCTAGTTCCAGGCCATGGCATATTTTTTCTAGAAAATGTTTGTGTCAACGCATACTCTCTAACTGACATCGGATCTTCATAGAAATTATCAACAATTGTAATTGGTATCATGTTTTTTTCTTAATGTCTACTCTAATTTTTTCAATAATATCTTTGACTTCTTTATCGGTAAAATCCATGCAAGAGTCATTATAACGATTAGCTAAATCTCCGTCCATACCGTTTTCAGCAAATCGTATTGGAAAATATTTAATGTCAACTGGTGTTTTTTGCAAAATTTGAAAATGTTTACTATAACTGATATTTTCAGCAAATGTACTACCTAATATTACAGTTCCAGGTTTGTTAAACGCATATGCCATATGTTGACCTACACTATCACATCCAACAAAATAATCGGACGCTTCGATGATACCTGCCCATGCTCGCAGTGGTGCTTGTATTTTGAAAGTGATATCATCTACATCATTATTCTCTCCAAAGAAAATTAAATTATAATCTTTGGCTAATGATTGAATAATTTTAAGATATACTGATTTTGTTAAAGACCGGCTTAAAGGGTCGATCAACTCATTTGTTGGCACAGATTGAATAGATCGTCCAAACGGTTGAATGACAATTGTTTTTTGTTTTTTCATTGCTTTAGCCGCGTTTGCAACTGCATCTAAAGCATGAATCTCTTCCTGTTTAGTTAGAAAGATTTTTGGTCTTTCTAGATCACTATGATCGGTAGTTCCGTTAATTAAAAAATCAAAAGATTCTGTTAAACTTCTTTTTTGATTATAATACCCATGTTCTCTGTAGGGTTCCGGAGTAATGACTATATTTGGTTTAATTATATTTTCAAATACATCTCGACCGTCTAATCCGTACGAGATATTTTGCAAATCTTTATTTCCAGCAAACCAATCTATACCGCCTTCACACAGTATATAAAAATCGTTGCCATTTATTTTAAGATATTTTTGTAAGGCAGGTAAGGCGCATAAAACCCGACCGGCTCCTCCGCCGATTGCAAATACTTTTTTCATAATTTCCTTAAGTTGGTAAATCTATACTACATTATATATGTAGATTTACCAACTGTCAAGAAATTTATTGACTTAAATCGTGTTGAATTTTAGCAATAACAGCATTCAAATCGTCAATGACTGTTTGAATATGCGTTTCGTATTCGGCAATCGTACCATGTGGCAATGGAGACTGAGAGCATACAGATTCCCCACCTTCCGATGTGGAATAAGTAAATGGAGGATTAAATGTAATTACACCGTTATCTAGCGTAGCATTAACTAACGCCGATTTTAATGTTGTCATATGCGTGAGTCGTTTTTGGAATTTCAAAAGATTCTCAGGGTTTGAAGAAATATTAGCCACTTGTGTGACACCAGTTAATCCATCATTACCTGCTAATTCAACATCACCTAAATATGAATGATGTATCGGCTTTGGAGAGAAGTTACCAATTCTTTGTTTTTCTTCAATAGTTGCAGGTTTTGACCTAAATGGATTAGGATCCTCTTGTAGTGCTCCGATTCTTTCTCTTTCTGCTTCACGAGCTGCCATCTCTGCTTGTACCGCAGCAACAAAGTCAGCTGTTTCTTTTGCATGATATGCTTCAATAATAGCAGCAATAGGATCATATGCTGGATGATCTCCAGGTTTAATTACTTGGCCATTAAACCAATAATTGCCGGCTACTACTGGTTGATCAGTAGATTGCCAGTTATTACTCGGTGTTAAACTTACTTCCTCTGCATTGTCAGTGACAGCTATAATTATTTCTAAATTATATTTGTCTGTATGTGTTCTAAAAAACATTATTTTTTCCCTCAATACACTACAATTACTGCGCCGTTACCGCCGGCTGTGTTTAATCTGTTACCACCACCGCCGTAACCTGCTGCCAAAGTTGTTGCACCATATCCAAATTTGAAATCATTAATGTTTATACACCCTGGAGCTTTTAATGTTGATAATGGTATTACACCCGGAACAACTGGTTTGTAGAGTGTTTCGTCTTTGTAATAACCGATGTTATAACAATTAATTTGGACTGGTTGCCCAGTACCTGTTCCAGGTGCTCCTCCTGTTCCACTGTTATATGCATAACATGTGCATCCACAATTATATCCGAACACAAAATAAAATGCATCACATGGCCAATATTGATAACATACTAAGTTTGTACTGCCGCCGCTACCACCACTACTAGTAGAGTAAGTAGGTGTACATAATGCTGGAGTATTTTGTTTGTAAATTTGTACTTCACTTTGTCCATTATTACCATTTGCACCGCTATTACCGGCTTCTGCACCTACTCCTACTGGTAACGAAGTTGTTTGCCAGCCTTGATTTTGTCCCCAATCTCCACCATTGCCACCTATACAGCAACGCATTGCATTTCCTGCAAACGCATATACATCGCCTACATAGCAATTATAAACAGTTAACGTAGCACTACTTCCGCTACTTAAACATAAGTATGTACCGCATAAGCAATAAGGAACATAATAATTCAAACAATTTTGCCATGTACCGTTAGAGCATTGGGATCCAAATGTAGTATGATAAGTTAAATGACAATAACAATTCAAAGAAGATCCATAATTTGGACTCCAGCAATATCCGCAACAAGAATTAGCATAACTCCATGGATGTAATACAGTGTTGATACACATACACGTATATCTATTACCGCCAAAACCATAATCGTAACTGTTACCAGTCCATGATTGATTTGTACAAGAGCATAAGTAGCCGCCGCCGCTGCCTGTAATTGTTGTAGTTGGTTGGATTGTAACACATCCATCAACGCAAGATTCACAATTAAAATAAGGAATAAGAACTCCACGCCCACCGGTTCTATTAACATCACCACCAGTTGCTGTTCCTCCAAAATTCCAATATCCGCTAATACAATTTACATAACCACATACAGGTAATGCAAACCCCATACTTACCGGATTATCACTTGCATTGCTACGTGCGGTAGAATTATTAACACATGCCCAGCTATATGATACTTCAGTTGCGTTATTGGCAACAACATTATATGAACCTATTGAAACTGAACTTGCGCTACTACCTCCAATTGCACCGACGGTAATTGTCATTGTTGCGCCTGGTTGCAAATCAACCATTGTTTTTTCAGCATAGCCGCCACCGGCGCCAGTTAGTTGTCCTGCAAAATTAAAACAATAATTACAAACTGGAGTAACAACTCCTGAACAACAACCAATACCTTGCATACATACACAAGTGTTTCTAAAACATGATCCTGCGCCAATTACATATACTTTTGCAACATTAACGCCTGAGGGAACTGTCCAGGTAGTTGAGTTTGTGAATACTTGCGCATTCGAAAAACTCGGATTTCCTGCTGTTGAATTAACAAATCTTCCCATTAATAACTCCTTGACTTTTTATTATCTATGTATATTTAGCATTATGCTGTACTATCGATACACCATGCGACTGCATTTACACCTGTACCAGTTGCTGTGGCGCCTAATGAATAATTATTACTTAATACAAGTCCAGTTCTGGAAAGTGTACCGTATGCTGGTAATGAAAACGCATATTCTATATAGTCGCTAGTCGACGGCGCAGTAGGTGTTGTTGAAATAAACAAATAAATCGTAACAGCAGATGATGTAGAATTTGTTAATTGCACAGTTGTAGTTGCCATTCTTCCAGATGCGGGACCACTCCAAATACTTGTTCCGCTACCTAATGTTTGTGAAGTAAGAGCAACTGCACCGACTCTGCCAATTGCTGTAGAACCATTACCACCTTCTAATCCGTGTACTGTGAAAGAAAAATTTCCAGTAGAAGCCCAGCCTAAAAGTTGATATCCGTATGCCAATACAATCACTTTTTGTTCAAACACTCCGCCAGGTGGTAGTGGATTTTGATATAGTAAATAATCGGACGATGCAGGAGTTGTTCCAGCTGAAGTCAAACTCATTGCCAATGATATAGTTGCTGTGGCTGCTCCTCTATTAACTACAGAAACAGTTAACACTTGTGCAGTTGCACTAGAAGCTGGGCCTGCGGCAATTTGTGTCCAAGTTGTTGCTGATAAAGATGCGTGATATTGTATTCCTGATGCCATGTCGTATTAATCCTTTTTATGATCCGTAGTACATACCAAATGCACTTACTTTGGTGGCATTATCAACATACGATTTATTAGTTATATCAGTAGAATTTGCAGGAGCATTAGTAACTTGCCCACTAGTAATTGTTGCACCCGTAAGTGTTACATGTCCGCCACTACTAACTGCTGGGATATAATTTGTACCATCATTTTGTAATACTACTAAATCTCCAGAAGATAATGTAAAATTAACAGAAGCTGTTGATGTAAAAATTCCAGTCGGAGTGCTTAGTGTTACAGTATTACTACTTGCATTATAAAAAGTTTGTGCTGTACCTGCATAACTTGCTGGTGTTGCTAGTGTAATAGTAATACCAGCAGATGCTCCTGCTGGGATTTCTGTAAATAGCCCCGAAGACGGTGATCCGGTGCCTACCGAAGTCGAAACGGTTGTGCTAGATAATACTGTATTATAACGTGCCATAATATTCCTGCTGTTGTCTTATTTATCAACTTGTAGATGTCTCAATTCCGTATATATTTACGTTTACCGCACTTCCGTTGCTGCTAACAACAAAGTTAGATGTAGCTTGCGCAACTAACCCGGTACGTTCAAATACTCCATACCCAATTATTGTAGTTTGATATTCAAATGCCTCACTTGCAACAGGCGAGCCTGTTGTACTTGTACCTATATACAAACGAATAGCTACAGGTGTAGATGCTGTATTTGTAAATGATATATTATAAACTCCATAATACCCTACTGGTACAGTATACAATAATGTATACGATGTAAGGCTTGCTGCAGTTAATTGATTCGTTGCTTTTATTCCTGATCCTGCCATTTTATTTCTCCGTTTTTATTGTTTATCTTTGTCCAAAGAATTGTAGTGCAACCGGTGCGCCATCAATACCGCCTGTGAACAACATTTTACTACTTACATAAATTTGATTTCCTGTAGTAGTACTTATTGAATTTCCTGCAATATATACCTGGCCAGCAGTGATTGTATTTACGTTCAACGAACTTTGTCCACCACCAATTTGCGATGTAATGTATGCTTTAACTGCTTTTTGTGTTGGTACAATAGAATCGCTGTTAGCTGTGAAATATTGATCCGTACTAAATTGAGTAATTGTAGCAGAATTAACTCCTAAACTAACTGATCCAAGTGTCAAACTCTGCAATCCTGACAAATTAAACGCACTAGCGTTCAAACTAGCAGTACCAGTTGACTGTTGAACTCCGAACAAGTTACCAACGTTGAAGTTACCATCTTGGTCAGTACTTGTAAAGAACACACGACCGCCACCTGTAGCCAATGTTTGGTTGGCTGTTACAGCCTTAGTCGGGTCAACATTTGGATAATTTGTACTTGTAAATCCGCCAGTACCAATATACAAGAAGTCATGTCCTGTTAAACGTGAATTACTATACAATAATCTTGTTGTAATTAACGTATTATGTATCGGAGCTAGTAATGTACTCATCGAAGGATTAATTTGGAATGTTGCGGTATAATTACCCGCTGATCCTAATACGTTTGTAACTTGAACAAGTTTATACCATTGATTAGATCCAGTGATTGATGAGAAAGTTACATTACATCCAGCTGTAGGTATTTGATATAATCCAGAAACATTAATATATGAACCTGTCTGATAAAAATCTCCATAGCCATCACCCGTTACACTTGCAGTTGCTGTAGTATTTCCAACACCACGATTAGTAAATGTAGGATTACCAAGTACACCATTACCAATTCTAGGTACTAGTGCTGCACTATTAACGTGGTTTGGATCAGTAATTGTAGCAATTGGACTTGCAAAATATGTTATTCCTGTAATATTTGCTGTAGTTAATGGAATTGCCACTCCACCATACGATGTTGATACTTGGAAAGAAGTACTAGTAATACTGCCATTTACTACATAATAGTATACATTAGTAGATAAACCTCCTGCGCTTGTACCATTAAATACAATTTGTTGATTTGCATATAAATTAACAGTATTGTCAACAGTAATAACATTTGTTGATAATGTTGTAGCAGACACATTACCGCGAGCAAAACCACTTCCAGGTTCAATCATACGTACTTCTGCAATAGCATTGCTTGTAACTTTTACACGACCTAATGGTGTTGCTCCAGTTTGAATTAAAGCTGCTGTAGTACTGTTAGTTTTAGATACAACAACCCATGTAGGATTAGATCCTAATGTTGTATTTGTTGGATTACCAAACGCAACAGCTTGCCAAGCAGATGTAGCTGGCATTACTTGCATTGCCCAATCCACCCCACTCCAGCTAGTTGCACAATAATTATAAGCACTTCCAGCAGAACCCGCAATTGCTGTCCATGAACCAGTAGCTGTTGTTAACGAAATAAGATTAGTATTAGCAATAGCATGTTGTTGTGTGTCTGCAATTGTTATAACGCCTGTTCCAGAATTAACACTAGCAATGTAATATGTTGTTCCAGAAACTAATCCACCTAAGTAACTACCAGCAGTTACTGATGCAGGAGGAGTTCCTAAATTAGTCAATGTTAAATTACTAGTTGAATTAGGTGTTGTAGCGATACTAATTGTAGTAGAATTAACAATTCTGCTAATATAGTAAACTGTATTAGCAGTAATACCTCCACCTGTCGTTCCTGCAAACACAATTGATTCGTTAACAGCCATTCCAGAGCTACTACCAATTTGTACTTGATCTAAAGTACCAGTAAGTGTTGCACTAGTAGTCACTTGACTAACTGATACAGAATAACTTGTTCCAGTAGTAGGTGTTCCTGTTGCACTTTGATTTAATGTGTAAGATCCGGCACCCCCTGACCCCGATCCAAAAGCAACAATATAAGTACCTGCTGTTACACTTGTACCAGTAATTGCCATACCAATGCTGATTACACCAGTAGGAGTTCCGGTTACTGTTAGTGTTGTTGTACTAATAGTACCTGTAAATGTAACACTGTTTACTCCTAAGATAGTAGTACCAGCAGTAATTGTTCCGCTACTTGTTAAAATCATACCTATTTGGAATGATCCAGTTATTGTACCAGTTGGCGTAAACACTACACCTGCACCTGGACTTGCAGCACCATTGCCAATAATACCAGTTGTACTTGCAGTTGCATGTGATGTGGCACTTGCAGTTGTAGTTTGAGTAACAGCAGTCGGAGTAAACGCAGCTCCTACTGCCAATCCAGTTGTACTACTTAATGTTGCTCCACTTGAACTTGTAGCTGTTACAGTCATAGAAGGTGCACTTGAAATTGCAGTGAACAATCCTTCACCGTAACTAATATTTTTCCAAGTTGTAATACCGATAGCATTTAACGGGTTGTTATTAGCTGCTACCCATGTATTATTTGTAATATTAGGACTACTTGTCCATGCACTAGGTTGCCAGTTGACTGTATAGTACACTGTTCCGTCAGATGCCAATGCTATAAATCTTCCATTACCATAAGTTAAACTTACCCAAGTTTTACTTGGTAAAGTTCCGCCAACATACCATGTAGTAGGATCTGATCTCATCCACGATGTTAATGTACCGCCAATTGCACAGAACACACCACCGCCATATGCAACTGCGGTATATCCTGATGAATTAGAAGGAATATAACTTGATTGATTGACCCAAGATGCACTAGCTAATGAAGTTGCATTATACAACGATATTGCTACAGCAGATCCGCTTCCACCTACTGCAATATAATAATTGTTTCCGTATGCAACAGAATTTAATGTAGTTTGACCAGTTGATGTACCAGATGACCATGCATTACCTAATGTAGAAGATACTGAATATGTAGCACTTATACTCGATACTGGGTTGTATGCTGTAGCATTTGTTGAAGTAGAAATTGCTAAAAATGCCGCGTATTGGTCAATAATAGTTACAGTTGGAACTGAAGTATATCCAAAACCTGCTTGTGTTACAGTGAAACTGCTTATACCATTATTGGTTAAATTAGCAGTTGCTGCTGGTAAACTACCTGCATATACTAATGTAACTCCGTATGTTCCGCTAGCACCTATACCGGTTGCAGATGAACCTGATTTTCCATAATATTGATTAGTGAAAGTAGGTGCAGTTGTACTAAATGTACCAGCAGATTGCGCTTGATAATAGTTAGTAACATTAGGAACAACTGTGACATCAACGTAATAATAGTACGCATTTGCTGTTGCTGTTCCAGATGACGTCCATGCTGTTGATGCAACAGGTGGACTAATAACTACTGTAGGATTTGTAAAATAATTTTGTCCCCATGTTACTGGAGTAATACTACTTAATTCGCTTGTAATAGCGGTAACAGTTGGACTAGTATACAAACTTCCTGTAATGTTCATGTAAACATTAGTAACGCTTCCGTTTAATATTTCAGCAACTGCTTGAGCACCTTGTCCGGTGCTATCAGTAATTACAATAGTAGGGGGTGATGAATAATTATTACCGCCCTGTACTACTGTAATTCCAACAATTTGTCCATAATTAGCACCAGTGCCAATAATTGGTTGTAAGACGCAACCAGATCCGTTAAGGCCGCCGATTACCGCTGTAGCTGTAGCACCTTGGCCGCCACCATACACTACATTCCAATTTGTTGAGCTTGGTAGTACTCCGCCAGCTGTCCATGTTGTTCCATTAGTGCTATAAGAAGTTACTGTACCTGGATTTGCAGCTGTTACAAAATTACCTGCGCCGTATGCAACAGATCCGTACTGGGCCGATGGTATTGTTGTAGCAGTGCTTGTAAATCCTGGAGAAGTATATGTTATTAATGGTTCAATAATATAAGTAGTTGTTGCGTCTAATACATTAGCTATTGTAGCACCTGGCACAGCTGCATCCCACCCTGCTTCATATACTTGAACTGATATAGTTCCTGTAATTGTTGTATTTGAAATATTTTGACTTACAGTAACAGTCCATGTAGAACCATTACTAGAACCGGAAATATTTGCACTAATATATGTATTAGCTGCAACACCATTTCCAGTTAGCAACATACCAACATAAATTGTTCCAGAAGCTAAAGTTCCAACAGTTAATGTTGTACCAATAATAGTCGATGTAGACATAACAGCAGGTGTAGCACTTGTCGCACTCAACGTTGAGGCTGCTCCGCCACTTGAAGTTGACACTGAGAATGTTGTGCCGTTTGCTGACAAACTAGAACCAACTACATAGTACACTGTCGAATATGTTAAATTGCCAATATTTGCACTAAGATAAATTGGTTGATTTGCATACATTGTATTAGTACTTGAAACAGTGAATACACTTGTTGTATTTGTAGTAATTGTTAACGGTACAAAGTTAGAGCGATACACATTAACAATTTTAGATGAAGCAGTATAGTTTAGAATATTTGCGTACTGGCCAACGCCTGTTCCGCCTGTTAAGAAAATTCTCATTCCAATATAGGCACTACTCAAATTAGTATCAGAGTTAGCAATAGTAATTTGCCCAACTGTACCACTTTGTGCTGTGTTGCTAATAGTCAAATAATTACTACCGCCAACACCTTGGCCATTATTCATGTCAACTAAACGTGTTTCAAAGACAGCAAAATCACGAATTTCGTCTCCTATAGCGAATGCGTTATATCCAGCGCCGCTAATACTAGGATTATAGTTACTATATGCAGATCCTGCATTTTCGTATTCAATACGTAAAATTGCGTTTGTACCATCTGTAACTACATTAGTAATGTAAGCTGGATTAGCACGATTATTCAAGTTAGCATAGATAGGTGTTTCATATGAATCTACACCTTCAGCGATAACCCCATATGTACCATACGAACTATTACCGTTAGTAGCACGAATACGACCACCGTATTCTGCCATATACCCGGAATAACCATAGTAAGAGAATACAGATACACACTCAGTTAACGCTCCGTGTCCTGTACACCATATACCGATACCGTCTGATAACACTTGTGTATAGTCATTTGCAAGCATAGAACGATTACCGCCGTTATGCAAAGCAGCATCAATCTTCATACCTACGCAGCCATTACCAAAAGTTGTAACGTTTTGTACGTAGCATGAACGAATGAATTCCCAAACGCTTGAATCGTTTGGTCCAAATCCTGGATCCAATGATGTGTATGTACCGCCTGTTGGTCGTTTTGTACCTAGCGCATTTGGAATTGTCAATGCACCTTGCATACCATTCAATGTCATATTACGGATACCGGTACCATTTCTGACATGTATTAAATTAGTATACTGTGATCCGGTAACTGCCGACAAGTAAACTTGTGCATATCGAGTAGATTTATAATTACCAGTTAATGATACATCGTGATGCAACGCATCGATATGATAACTAGCATCTCTTGTTGCTTTAGATACGATGATATAATAGTTAACACTCATTGAACCAGATCCGCCTACTAATCCTAGTGTACTTTGAGTACCAGATCCAGGCTGAACAACTGAAACTGTAAATGTTGTAGAAGTAGGTGTAGTTAGTACCCAATACACTGTATTAGTTAAAATGTTACTATCAAATATTGTACCGGTTAATCCAAACTGTACAGGATCTCCTACTAATAGATTATGAGGAGTGCTCGTTGTAATAGTACCATTACTATTAGTAGTTGTTACTACAGAACCGTAATTAGTTTGTGGCCACACAGCTGCTTCGGTAGCTAAGAAAGTTTTGTTAATACGTAATAATTCTGCACCAGTAATAGTAGATAATGTATTATTATAACCAGGATAGCTTTGATAAGAGTTTGTAGGATTACCCCAGACTTGACTCATTCCGTTTACAATCTTGTAAGCAATACCTTGATTTGTATATAAACCAACAGATGCGTATGCTGTTAGGCCTGTTAAACTATTAGTAATAGTAAATGCTGTACCGCTCTTATAGCTATTAGTTATAGTAATAGTAGTACCTGAAGCAGGGTATGTACCTTGCGTTACTGAATTAACCCAATACGTATCTCCATTTACTAAACCGCCTGCGGCATTAACAAACACATTCATAGCAGCATTAAGATTAAATGTTGCTCCAGTTATTGTTGAGCCTGTGGTAGTTGTTACAATTGGCAGGCCGCCCACTGTGGCAGATAATTGGAAAGCTGTTGTCGTTGGGCTACCAATTATATAAAAAGTCTGATTTACTATAGCACTTCCGTTAATTGTTCCAGTAGATAACGTACCATTAATTGTAACAGCTTGTCCAACTTTAGGAATAGAACCTAATGCTGTACATGCAAACACTCCAGATGTTGATGTAATAGTTACACCTGTAATTTGTGTAGTAGATGTTAGTGATACTGCTGATCCGCCCAATGTATTACTAATTTGAATAGTATTACTTGTTGGATTAATTACATAATAAATTTGATTAAACACTACAGTGCCTAACATAACTCCAGTAAAATAAACTTGTTGTCCTGCAACAATACCTAAACTGCTTGCTGTTGCTGCAAGAGTGATAGTATTAGTTGTTGAACCTGTAGTTGCAATAGCTGTAGTATTAATTGGGCTTGGTAACCCCGTGAATACTATTGGCATATTAATGTAAATTCCTGCATCACTACTTAGAGTAATCAAGTTAGTACTTGTTGTAACTGCTGTGACAGGAATATTTGTACTTAATCCAGTAACATTAGTTGTTAATGCCAATCCGCCATAAATTCCGTATACCGTTGCTATCATAGCTCCAGTGTAACCAACTTTAATTGTCCATCCACTTGGTGTACCAGCTGTAGTTGTTATCGGTGACCCGTTAATACTTGCTGATAATACAAATGAAGTAGCTGTCGGAGTTCCTACAATGTAGTAAGTTGTAGGATTTGAATAACCTACAATCGAACCTGTTCCTACATTTGAACCTGATATTGTAACAGGTTGACCTACTCCTAATGCAACGCTAACAGCATTGAACGAAAATTGTCCATTAATACCAGTTATAGACACATTACTTAACGTATTTGCAGCTGTAATTGAAAGTACAGGACCATTGTATGATGTGCTTAAGGTTAGTTGTGTTGTACTTAACACTTGTTTAATGTAATAAGTTCCAGCTATCAAATTACCAATTGAAGCTCCAGAGATAGTTACTGATAATCCAGGAACCATTCCGGTAGTTGTACCAAGTGTAATATAATTTGTAGTAGGAATTGCATTTTGTATAGATGTAGTTGTTGAACTAACAGACGCACTATAATTTAACAACCATTGTGTCGGGCTAGCTGTTATAGTAATTCCAGTAATAGGACTGCCGCTTGATCCTCCAGTTGTAGTTGTAACTGGTGTCCCGTTTTGAGTTGTGGATAACTGAAATGTTGAAGTTGTTGGGTTACCAATTACATAATATATTGTTCCAGAAACATATCCAACGATGCTACCAGCAGAGAATGTGCCAGAAATTGTAATTTGTTGACCAACAACAGGTGCAGTTATTAATGGCGTTGCTAAAGAAAATACTCCAGTATTACTAGAAATATATGCACCAGTAATAGTTGTAGTTGCGCCTGAAATTATCGAAGTACCTGTTTGTATACCAGTACCACTCAATACCATACCAGGTATAATTATACCTGCAGATATACTATTAATAGTTAATTGAGTTCCATTAATAGATCCTACAAATAAAGTATTATTAGTTGGTTGTCCTAAAATTTGTGCAACCATATCATCAATTGTAGTCTGGGTTTGCGCAACAAATCCTGCAGCTGCAATTACTTTTATTTTTTGTCCAATGAACCCAATAGCACCATATGTACTATCTGCATAATTTTGTTGTAGAGCTGCAACTAATGGGATTAATCTGTTATATGCACGACCATTTATAATACTATAGAAATTACTTCCAAATAGTACATCATAACTTAATGCTGTAACAACATATCCTGCGTCGCGATTTGTCAATGATAAACTTGGTCCTTCGTTCTGGAAGAAACGTGTTACCCAGGCTTGTGCATCGTTTTGTATTAAAGTTGCCTGTGCCTGAATAGCATTAAATGATAATTGATTTAATGGTGTTGCAAAATTAAACGCACCTGATACAACAGGAGTAATTATAAACGTACCTGTAATTGTAGTGGTTGTTACAATAGTTTGGCTTACACTTACGGTCCAACTTGTTCCAGACCCAGCTGTAATATATGTGCCAGGCGCCACTCCAGCTGTAACAGTCATCTGTCCAGTGGCGGTTGTTAATGACGGTGCAGTTGTTGTGCCATACTGGTATAATGTCACAGTATTACCTGAGACTGCGTTAATGGTGTATGTTGTAGTTGTTAACCCACCAAATGCCGATTGTCCGCTGTATCCATAAGCTGTTGTAAATGTAATAGCCATTCCAGATGCGAGGCCAGTTGTTTGTAATAATGTTACTGCGCCAGTGCTGCCGTTGACTGCGGTTGCCGTAGTTGTCAATGTTGTACCAGTGATACATTGTCCAATAGCAAGGCCAGTACCGCTAGCAACTGTTAACGTTGATCCGCTAATTGTACCTGTCGTAGTACCGGTTGTTGGATTAGGAATGCCGTATGTTAACCAATAAATTATATCTGATACACGAGCTTGAACAAATGCTGACGCATTAGCACCTGCATCTGTACCAATACCATTTTGTGTAGTAGAGTTTCCAACGCTGGCTGAAACTGCTGATCCTCTTACAATACTACCAATAATTGCTAATAATCTGTTTAATGCAGATTGCACTCCTGTTAAGTAAGGAGCAACAATTAATGGAGAATTTAAGCTATAATATGCGCGACCGCAAATTAATGATTGATCGTTACATCCATATGTTAAGTCATATTGTAATGCATCAAGTATGTTGCTCAAATCGCGAACAGTTTCAGCTTGATTTGTAACTCCATACGATTGCCAAGTTGTACCACTTAACGTATCATTCAGATAATTAATAATTTCGTCTTTAATAAACTGATAATTATTTTGAATTTGTGTTACCGCAGTACCAAATCCAACCAAATAATATGTATTATATCCTGTAACTCGAGGAATATTAAATGCAGGTTCTTGTACAATACCAAGAGTAGTACCATAATTTGTATTATTTTGCACACCAGGAGTAATTGTCAATCCATTTGCAAACATATTTTGTATGATTGCTGTATTATTAATTACTAAGTTTACTGCTGCTGGGTTACCAAAATCTCCAGTTTGTGCCGGTAATGTTCCTGCTTGTGTTGCTAATGCAGAAATATAATATGCAATATATTGAGTTGCACTTTGAGTTGCACTTAACTCAGTAGGAGATACTAAATGTTGTGCACTAGTTACATACTTATAAAATGATCTGCCTGATACTAGCGTAAAATAATTAGAACCCAATAACATATCATAACTCAATGCATCAATTACTGTTCCAGCATCTCGATATGTTAATGCAAGATTAGTAACATTATTAGGATATTGGGTAGCTACAAATGTTTGTATTTGTGTTTGTAAATAAGATCTTTGAGCTTGAATAGCGTTAAATGCAGTTAATACTGGTGCGGACACCCAAGTTGTACATGGTAAAACTGTTCCTGATAACCCAATACCGGTACTCAGGCTAGAACCGGTACCATTTGTACCGTTTACCCAGTTTATAATATTTCCAATCAATGCTTGTGTATAAGTTGCTGCATTTGTATATGTTCCAGATGTAACAACTGTTTGAGTTGCATTATTACCTGATGTTTTACTCCATGTAGTATTGCCATTTACAATATTAGGAATAATTGTTTGTAGTCGTGTCAATGCTGCAACAGATGCTGCTAATGTAGAAGCAGGAGTTAATGATGCTACTCCTAACGAATAATATCCAATACCTTGTATTTGGCTTTGAGTATTACCGCCATAAATTATGTCGTATTGAATAGATTGTAGAATATATCCAAGATCACGCAATGATTTCCCTTGATATTCAGCAGTTAACCCATTCCAACTAAATCCTGAACCAGTGTATCCGTTTAGATAATTTGCAATTTCAGTTTGCAAGAATGTAATATTGGCAGCAATATTTGCCGCACCGTATCCGTATCCAGTAGTATCGCCAGTGGTATTACCTGTATAACCAGAAACTCCTAGTCCTGTAATTGAATAGGCAGTATTTGTTAATGATGAGGTGTTATAGCCTGTTGGAGTTGTTGTAGTAAATGTTCCAATATTTGGAGTTGTTATACCGATAGTAAATGTTGCACCTGTAGTAGTTGTTCCACCGATAGTCAATGGATTAGTGCTACTAAGAGCGTTTTGATAGGAAGCATATAACGTTGCAGTTGTTGCTGTACTAGTTGCTCCGGTGTAATAAATTGCATTAATTGTAGAACCAATTGCGGATATAGCTGTCCCGCCAATAGTCAGATTACCTGTAATTGCTGTACCTGAACTTGTTCTTGTTATAACAATGGCAGTACCTGCAGGTAACGCTACAGTTGTAGTCGAATATGATATACCAGTAGTACTATTGTTAGTAACAGATCCTAACGTTGTTTGAGAAATTATTGTAGAATTTGGATTTCCAAATACAGGGCTATATGTTAGCCCGTTAGCTAAAATACCTTGTAATAACGTATTGTTATTAACAATAGATCCTACTGTTGCAGAATTTGCAATGTTGATAGTTGATCCAGATGCTCCAATTGGAGAACCTGCTGCATACCCTGCAACTTGTGTTCCTATATAGTTAATAGATTGCTGAGTAACAGCTAATTCAGGACCGCCTACTAAAGTTTCAGCAGAAGAAACAAGTCGATAAAACGCTCTTCCTGAAATCATACTATAATAATTAGATCCTAATAATAAATCGTATGATAGTGCATCAACAATTGTTCCTGCATCGCGATAAGTTAACGCTAAATTTGAAACAACACTACCATAATTAGTCGAAACCCAATTTTTAACCCATGATTGAATTGCAACTTTATTTGCTTGAATATTATTAAATGCTGACAAATTAGAAGAAGGAACCCAAGAATAACAAGGTCGGATAGTACCCACTGGATTAGAACTAAAACTATTTCCAGTACCATTTGTACCGTTTACCCAGTTAATAACTAATCCAACTAGAGCAGCTGCGTATACACCTGCGTTTGTTTGTCCTGCTGTACCTGTTGTAACTTGTGATGCAGTATTACCAGAAGTTTTTGTCCAACCTCCTGTATTAGCAGTAACAATATAAGGTATAATTGTCTGAATACGAGTTAACATTCCAACTGTCGCGGCTTGGAATCCTGAAGTAATACTAGCAGAACCTAATGAATAATATGCTAAACCATCAATTTCACTTTGTGTGTTTCCACCGTAAGTCATATCATAAATTATAGAATTTAACAAGTATCCAACATCACGCAATGTATAACCTTGATTAGCTGAACTCATTCCACTCCAAACTGATGAATAAGCTGATGCCATATAGGCTGCAATTTCAGTTTGAATAAACGCAATATTTTGTGTAATTTGTGCAACGCCGGCGTCATAACCAACTGTTGATCCTGTTACATTTCCTGAACAAGCATACGCAATATTTGATAATGTAGTTCCAAATCCTGTTGGAGTAGTTAAAGTGTATGTTCCTGTATTAGGAACTGTTACACTACCTCCGGTATACGTGATTGTAGATGTGCCTGCTCCTGGTAGTGCACTTAAACCGTTTGCTAAAATTGTTTGTATTAATGTTACATTAGTAGAAACAGTTTGTGTAAATGAAGAAAAAGGATTAGTTCCTAAATATTCTTGTACGACACTATTTGTTGATGTTGATATTACCGGAACATTGCTTGCGATTGCAGGCAATAACCACTGTATACGTTGTAGTGCAGACACTGTTCTTGTTCTATCATTAGCTAAGTACGGTTGTGCAGTTGCTGCTTGAATAATAGTACTACGTAATTCATCTCCAACTAGTGCCGTATCTTGAGGAAGCACCATAGGGCCGTACTCGTTATATGTTCCAGTTTTTACATAAATGCTAGTATGCGGACGTTGTAACTGGGGTATACCAGAATATGTACCTGCTGTTAATGCATTTGTAATTATAGCTAAAAGATTTTGTGCAATTGATATTGTTCCTACTTCTATATTTGCAGTAGGAACTTCAGTAATATTTTGTACTGCTTGTTGGTTAACTGGCAACCCTTGAATTGATTGATATATCACTCCAGGAACTGTATTTGATAACACAAGCGGTAATAGTGTATTTTGTAAGTATTGCAAACTAGCAATCCATACTGTCATTTCATAGCCAGCATTTGTTGTAATATAACTTGTTAATGTTGCAAAAAATGCCTCAGTAGCGGTAGTACAATATAAATTACCACCGTGCGTTAAATCAAATACTATAGCATCTACAATAGTACCTGCATCTCTTTCTGCTTTGAATTGATTGTAAACAAACGATGCTGTTCCGGTACTTATACTGTTAGCAGTTATAGGTAAAATTGACCCAGATTTATAGCTAGTACTAATAGTAAAGGAATTAGCAGAGAATGTATTAACATAATATGTTGTTCCTGGAACAATTTGTGTTACAATTGCCGTAGAAAACGTAATTGGCATTCCATAGTACATGTTAGCTGTTGTTGTCTGGCTAGTTGTACTAGATCCGCCAACAATAAATGTGTTTCCTGATGCGCCAGTTCCGATAACATTGAAAGAATATTGTGTTAAAATCCAGTTATTAACTTCTTTTAACATAAATTGCTTGTTAACTTTTAATGCAAGTCCGGCATTAGTGTTCAAATATCCGTCTTCAATTTGTTTACAAGCAAATAATACGGTAGCCCATGGTTTATCTAAACTTAAACCTTGGCTATTACCTGTTACATCGGATCCAGATGGGGATACATATACAACATTTTGCAATAATCCATAATAAGACCAAGATGGAATAGATCCGTTTACACGAAGAATTTGGCCGTCTGTACCAATAGGTAACCTTGTGGCACCACTATTACCGTAGTATACAATATCTCCAGTAGTAGTTAATACACCACTATCTGCACCGCTAGCTAATAAATTCCAGAAACTACCAGTCGAATCACTAATAGGATCGTTTGTTCCTGCTAATCCTATGTGCAATGATACACAAATATAACTGCTATTACCATAATATACAGCATCTCCAACTAAGTAACTCATTCCAGATTGCCATGTAACAGCATAACCAGATACAATTGTAACTGTTGAGATTACTCCACCAGAATTTGACGCTACTTTAACGGTAAGGTCATTTGCAGGACTAATTCCTCCTAAATTTGTACCTAATATTTTTAATGTATCGTTATTAGAATAACCAGCACCTCCGGCACCTGCATGAACTACGACTGAATACGATGTGCCAGTTAATGTGACATCAAATAATGCTGTACCATTTCCTGCACCACTTACTAAGTTTACACTAGAAACAGCATTATATGTAGTTGAAGGAGCAGCATTCCAACGAATTCCTGCATTTAATTGCCCCCAGTTGACATTTGAGCTGGACGGTTCTGAATTTGTATTATCGGCTAGTGCTGTATAAGTAAATCCACCTAATGTTACTATTTGACCAATTCTGTAGGCAGTCGACGATACCCATGCTCCTGCATATACTAAACCAGTTGTAAAAATTTGCCAATATCCAGTTGAAGTACTTGGAACTTGTCCACTATTGTTTTGTATGGCAGTATATGTATATCCGCCATAGGTAACTAAATCTCCAACAGCGTAGTTAGTTGTATTTGACCAAGAATTTTCAAACTCTAATCCATTTACAAAAATTGTAAAGTCAGTTGTATTAATTGTTAAACCAGAAGATGTATGAGGTGTAGTACAAATCCATAAATCGGGACCATACTTTACAATATCATTTAACTTATAACGTGTTGCAGTTACCCACGCACCTAGATAATTTAATCCAGGATTAAACGATGACCAAAAACTTTGATTTGCTTCTAATCCTAGTGTAGCGGTGCTTGCTGATACGTGTGCAGTATTACACACATACGTAATGCCACCATAAGAAATAAAATCATTGGCTTTATATCGTGTACTAGTTGTCCATGCTCCTAACCAATTAAGATTTGAAGCATAAGTTGTCCAATATGTTTGTTCTGCTTCTAATCCGGATGTTCCAGTAACTGTTCCCAATGTTGAAACAGTATAAGTACCAGTTAATGCAAATGTAAGTTGTGAACTAGTGCAAGTAACAACAGTAAAAGTTGTATTAACTAAATTCACAGTACCAGATGTCGATGTAGGAGTAAATCCTGATAATGTTATGGTTTCTCCTACAAGGAAAGGAGGATTTCCGTTAAGTGTTGTAGCATATGTTAATGTTGCTACTCCAGCCGATACTGTAAATCCAGTAGCAGTTATTGTAGTAGACGCTGAACAACTCATGTGTGCAGTGTTACATAGATAAACAACATTTCCGTAAAGTACTAAATCATTAATATTATAATATGTGCTTGTAGACCAATTGCCTTTCCATGCCTGACCGTCAGCTAATAAGTTCCATTTAGTTACACCAGCACCTCCAGCTAAGTCAGTAGCAAATGTTGATGAACTTGTATTGTTTAATACACAAATATAAGCTCTTCCGCCGTTAGTTACTACGTCATCGACTACATACGAATATCCAGATTGCCATGCACCTTGATAAACAAACTTAATTCTACCTAATTTGAATTCTGCCATTTTGTATCATCCTCTGATAATATTTATCTTATTTTCTTTTCTTGGTTTTATTACCACACCTGAGTCGATGTCTTATTCCACGCATTTCTGCCGAAGAAATCTAATGCTGCCATATTTCCGTCTACACCTTTCTTATTAATATATACTTTATTTGACATTTTTACCACTGACCCTGAAATTCCATTCGGTATACTTGATGCAATAAGATTTGGATTTCCAACTTCGACCGTACCTGCAATTAAATTACCAGTAAATGTGTTTGCACCACCTTGGCTTAATCTACTAGTTATGTAAGATTTAATGGCTTTCTGTGTTGGTAAAATCGCATCTGAATTAGCTGTAAATGAAGGATCTGTACTAATTTGTGTGACTACTACACTACTACTTCCAACAGCTAATCCGCCTAAACTCAATGTATTCAATCCAATCAATCCGAACTGTGTAGCACTAAGTGTAACAGTTCCAGTTGCTTGCTCTACCCCAAATAAACTACCAACTAAAAAGTTACCATTTTCATCTGTACTTACATAGAATACGTGACCTTGGTTAACTTCAATTGCTTCGTTTTGAGGTAAAGCAGTTGATTCATCAACATTAGGATAATTTGTTGAATAATAATTACCAACACCGATTGATAAGAAATCATGATTTGTTAATCGAACTTGGCTATACAACGCTCTGACTGTAAATTTAGTGCCGTTTGCCGGACTATTTGCATTTGTCACACTAGGCGATACTTGAATATTTGCTTCAATAAATGGTGCCACTGTTCCATATACTGCATATGCGCTAGTAACTTTGTAAATTTGACTAATACCGTCGATGCTAATATTACTACCAACAACTGGTACAGATTGTAAATTATTACAAATAAGAGTATAACCTGTTTGATATGTATCGGCAAAACCATTTCCGCTAATCGTAACTGCTGTAGATGTTGTATTGTATCCAGTACCTCTATTTACAAAAGTAGGATTACTTAACACACCACTAGCAATTCTAGATTGCACTGAACATGATATTTGTGCATTAAAATCGTAAAATGTTACAGTCGGAGACGGAGTTATTGTAACTAGTGTGCCTGATGCTGTTGCAGCTTGTGATATGACGATCGAAGATGCTCCTGTATTGACTGATAATATTGTAGAATTAATTGGTATACCTGTACCTGCAACTGTTAATCCTGCATACAATGTGCTAATATTTGTAATATGCGTAATTGTAGTAGAATTTAGAGTTAAGGTTCCTGTTACCGCCGATGGATAATTTGAACCAGTTTCCCATTGTGTAATTCTACTTATAACATTAGATGTTACAGTTGCTCGACCTTGAGGACGAATACCTTCTGATATTGTTGTAACACTTCCAGTTCCAGTTCCAGTTCCTGATAATGTTGGAAACACACCAACATTATTGGCATTAAATCCAAATCCTAATACACCTATACTACCATACGATAATGTTCGGTTATACCAGTAAACACCGCTATCACTTGAATACTCAGAAGTTCCTGAACTTTGTACTGCAACAAATACTCCCTGACCATATGTTATACTATTAGCTGATAGGTATGTTAATCCTTGATACCAAGTTGCACCATCAAAACTATATGCCGGATACAATCCAGTACCACTTTGGATAGCTACAAATCGGCTGTTACCCCAAGTAATACCGGTATAGTTTGGAACACCAGCAATTGCAAAATTTACTCCACTTGTAGTACCAGCAACAGTAGTTATTTGTGTGAAAGTTGGATATGTAGATGACAATGTCATTTGTGTTGCGCCGTCTACTGTACTATAAATGTAATAAGTACCATTTGTTATAGTACCTGCACCGGTATTTTCTCCAGATACAACTACAGCCATTCCAGGCAATAACTGTATAGGACTTGCACTAATTGTAATACCGCCGGCAGAGTTATTAATTGTAACTGTTGTGAATATTGTAGATGCTTGAGGCAACTGCCCAGCAACCCATGTATTTCCATCAGGACTTCTTGCAATAGTGCCGTCGCTTGCAATCGCTAAGAATTGCTGATCTCCGTACACAAGACCGACCCATGCTTTATTTGTTAATAATCCAGTTGTACTTAAATTCCAACTATATCCAAAATTTGTTGAATATGCAGCAGGACCAGTAATTGTAACTACTGCCCATGCATTGCTAGTTACGCTATTACCAGAAATTGCAACCCAATTGCTTAATGCAGTGTTATACGCAGCATCAGCCCATTGTTGTGTGCTAGGCATCGATAATGGTTGCCAGTTAATTCCGTCAATACTAGTTGCTGCTGATTGTGATGGACTTGCTCCTGGATTTTGTGCTAAGAAATGTCCGTAACCATAACGAATATTTTGCCAATTTAGTACACTTGCGCCAGTTAACACAGTTGATGATGCTGAAATCCAATGAACTCCATCTAAACTATATGCAGTATTTCCATTTTGGGCCAGTGCAACAAACACTCCGTTACCAAATGCAACGTTAGTCCAGATTGTAGTAAGAGGCAAAGTAGTTGCTACCCATGTTTGTGCTCCGTATCCTAGACTATATGCAGCAACATTACTTCCTAGTTGGCTGGTTCCAGTGACTGATCCTAGAACCGAAACTGTGTAAGTACCAGTTAACGCAAATGTAAGACCTGCAACTGCGCAAGTTATTACGGTGAATGTTGTATTAACTGTATTCACAGTACCGCTAGTCGATGTGGGAGAAAATCCCGATAATGTAATAGTAGAACCAGGTGCAAAAGGTGCTATAGTTTGTGTAGCAAACCCTAACGTAGCTGTTCCTCCTGATACAGTGAATGATGTAGCGCTCAATGTTAACGGTACTTGGCCGCTAGATAATGCTACATATATTCCATTTCCAAAATCAATATCAGTCCATGCAGTAGTAGTAGGTAATGCATATGTTGTCCAAGATAAACCATTATTTGTACTAACAGATACTAGTGCTGTGTTTGATGCTACAGATACCCATGTACCTTGGCCGTTGTTAGTTACAGCATTAAATAGTCCTTTAGTAACTCCCATGCCGCCACCGTTGATCCAAGTCGTGCCGTTAGTAGTATATACACTAATACTTGCACCACTAGCAGCTTGACTAACTGCAACAAATGTATTTGCACCGTATGTAATATCTAACCAAGTATAAGATGCACTTAACGATGGTCCAGTATTCCATGTAGTACCGTTGGTACTCCATCCAGTAGTTCCTGAACCTGAAATTGCAACGTAAATACCGTTGCCATATGCAATAGCTGTCCAATTTACAGTTGCAGGTGCTAGTTGTGCTATTGTACTCGCTTGTGTTACTTGGGTAGCTATAGTGACAAATCGGCCGTTGCCGTATGCAATCTTATTCCAAGAACCTGGATAATTTGCCGGTAAATTTGTAGTATGCCAACTAGCACCTGCTGCGTTTGAATATGCCGCGACACTAGTTCCTCCAGCTGTTGATCCTATTGCGATCCAATAAAAGTTTCCAAATGCTATACTGGTCCATGCAGTCACTGTCGAAGGCAGTGTATAACTAGACCAGGTGTTACCATCAGATGATTGAGCACCTGTTGACCCTGCACTTGGAATTGCTAAGAAATAATTATTTCCATATGCAATTCCTTGCCATGTTGGCCCTCCAGTTAATGGTGTAGCCATAGTTCCTGTAACTTGAGACCATGATGGTAAACTATATTGCAATCTTGGTTCAACATAGTATACAGATTGAGAATCTAATGCTATTGCAGTCGGGGTTCCTGGATTAAAGTTATCCCATCCGCAAGCACCCATCTGCATTGTTCCAGTTCCAGATATTAATGTAATTGGAGTACCTGCAAGCGATGTGCTTACTAACAATGACGGAGTTGTTCCAGGAGTAATAGCTGTAATATAATATGTTGTATATGAATTAACACCACCTAATAACGGTAATGAATATGTTCCTGTCATAGAACCAGTTTGTCCTATATTATTTGTTACAACAACTTTAGGTCCTGAAGTAGTAGCTGTCATAGTTCCGCTACCTCCACCTAGTACATAAGGTGATACACAAGTTCTTACATAAATTAATCCAGACGCATTAACTAATGATACAGGATTAACTCCATCAGACGATACTGTAATTTGGTTTGTTGCAGTATTAGTTGTTAAAATATAATAAACTGTTTCTCGTTGAAGACCTCCAAAAAATCCCCCTGATGTAAGTCCGCTGAATATAATAGGTTGTCCAAGCACAAAATTGTTTACTGATGTTGATATTTGTATCAAATTTGTAGTAATTTGTGTAGATGTTGCTGTCGTCCTAATAATGCCTGCACTTGAAACAATTTGAAAATCAGTGGTATCGGGTATATTACTAATATAATATACTGTATTTGTTGTAATAGATGCATCAAAAGTTGTTCCTGTAAAAATTATAGGAGTCATTGGTACTAATGATGTTGTGGAAGTTGTTTGTATTGTGTTTGTTGCACCACCTATACTACCTGTCACAGTAATTGTTACCAAATTAGTAGATACAGTAAAATTATTGCTATTTATAATATCGTTAACATAATAATATTGACCTAATGTTATTCCACCAACAGATACTCCAGTAAATTCAATTGGAATATTTGGAATCATATTTGTAGTCGATGCAATCAAATATCCAGAATAACTTGGGAAAGTTACAGTCATTGTAATACCTGCTGTGCTCAATACATTTGTTAACTGTACAGCATTACCACTGATGCCTGTTGCTATTTGTATATTATTTCCGGTTATATTAATGATATAATATACAAATCCTGGAGTAAGATTAAAACCTGCGCCTGTTAACAATGTAAACACCACTGGCATATTAATAAACAATTGTGCAGCACTATTCACTTGAATAGTATTTGTAATACCACCAACAGTTGCAACAGCTACTACAGTTGCAACAGATGTTTGCGTAATTGTAGTATTGAAATAAGTAGGAACGAATCGAACTTGTTGGTTAACATATAATCTACTAATGTCAGTACCATTAGCTAAAAATAATAAATTTGCAGATGGTGTGGAACTATATGTTGTTTGAACAACATTTATTGTATCTACACTTTCTTTTAATACCAGCGCTGTTCTGCCAGGTACATTATTTGCATCTTTAGTTGTACTTTTATTATAATATGCAATCCATCCATATTGGCCTGCTCCGGTTCCTGCTTGGATTAATACCCGCATATTTACATAATTGTAAACACCTGGATCAGATGCTGATAACTGGATCGATGTTGCATTTCCAGATTGTGCATTTCCGCTATTGGTTACATAACCAGATCCGCCAGTGTATCCATTACTGTCTGTAATAATTCTAGTATTAAAGATTGATCCACTTCGAATTTCATCTCCTGACAAATTCGCATTATAGCCTGCACCAGTTACTTCATAATTTGCATATGCGGTATACATACCGTTAGTTGTTTCAAGATAAAAATCCGGAGCAGGTGTAGATCCTGATATTTCTATTTGAGATCCGTATATAACAGAATATGTATTAGATATAGGAGCGTTTGCTCCTTGTGCAAAAAACTTATAAGTTAACGAAGTATTAAGTCCAGTTTTATCATTTACAGCAAACCAAACTCTGTACCATCCTGCCGCCAAAGTTTTTTCTGCTCCGTAATACAAAGGCAAAGTTCCTGCATTAGTTGAATTTGATATATTTGTTCCTGCATACGGTGTGACTGTATTTGTGCCAGTATTATAACTGACACCACTTATAACTGTGCTAGAACCAGAAAATATTGCTTGAATATCAATAGTTTGAGAAGTGCCTGGATATACATACAAACTAAAAGTATAGTTCTGTGAAGTACCAGTAGGAACAATACCAGACGATGTTACAGTCACTAATGTTCCTACTAATATATTAGTAGAACTAGTTGTAGAATAAGTTCCTATATATTGTAGTGTAACATTACCACTTGTTACATTCTGTGCAAGAGTAGGTGGTGTTATACCAAATGTTCCAGTACTAGTTGCCAAGTAATAATTTGAAGTTCCTGCTACTGGATTATAATAATAATAGTAAGTACCAGATGTTGCAGACCCATTGGATGTCCAAACAGGCATTGTAACTGTTGCTACTACAAGACTACAATCATTAGTTCCTGCTTGTCCGCCTAGAGTTGTACCTGAAATTAATAAATTATTTCCAACTTGATAAAGTTGACCGCCTGATGCAACAGCTGGAACATATCCAGAAGGTGTAACAGTTATATTAATTGTTGCGCCATTTCCTGCTCCCGTTATAGTTGAGGGAGATAATGCTGAATAATAGTAGCCTGTTGGATTTATTCCGACAGTTTGTTGAATATATCCTGTACCTGCCGTGTTAGTTGCACCTGTTATCAACCATGCTTCGGTAAATCCTGTCGGTGCAATTTCGTTTTTAATAAAAGAAACATTACCGTCATTTGACCAAGGACTTGTAACGAATGAGTTTGATTGCGCAATCATGTTAGTTGCTGGTAAGTAGTAATTTGATCCTGCATTAATATAATTTAATTTAATTAACTGATTAGCAGTACCAAACGCATCCGACACACTAGCTTGAACTTGTTGACTTTGATTAAAAATTGTACCAGTTCCAGGTATTTCAGTAGTGTCGTAACCCCAACTCAGTACACCAAATGTACCGTAAGAACTATTACCGTTTGTAGAACGAATTCGCCCACCGTTTTCTGCAAAGTGACCGATATAATTATAGTATGAGAACACCGATACACACTCAGAAAGCGCACCAGGGCCAGTAATATATACACCAATACCGTCACTTAAAACTTGTGTATAATCGTTATGCAACATTGATTTATTGCCGCCATTGTGCAATGTTCCATCTACTTTCGTACCAACACATCCTGTTCCAAAATTAGTGACATTTTGCATGTAAGGGCTACGACGAATTATCCATACAGTAGAATCGTCAGGTCCTGTTCCTGGATTTAGACTTGTATATTTTCCGCCCGTTGGTCTAGATATACCAAATTGATCTTTTGCTGACAACATGCCTAACAATCCAAAATTAGATAAGTTACGCATTGTTGTACCGTTTGTCATGTACCACATGTCTTTTAAGCAGTCTCCTGCATAACATAACATATTACCAGTGCCTCCGGCTAATATTACAACAGTACCAGAAACGCTAAATGATTGTAATATGCCAGATGCTGTCGCAGGAGATGATATTGTAACGGTTGATATACTGCTAATAGCTTGAGAAAATGCTGTAATTATGGTGTTAGCGGGAATACCAGGGCCTGTAATTGTTAAACCGACTTTCAAATTAGAAATATTGCTTACATTCGAGAGCGTGGTACTTCCTGATACCGATGTACCTATTATTACCTGTGTAGGTGCATTTAATATTTGAAATCCAGTTGATGTTATAGATGAACCTAATATGTAATAAGTTTGTCCTGGTGTTATATTAACTTCAAAAGATGTATTTGCATTATTAACATAAGGAGAAATAAATTGTATCGGCATTTGATCTGTTAAACCAACTGTCGTTGTAACTGTAATTGTATTAGACCCTGCAGCGGTTTGTGTTGCATAAAATTGATAGCTTGTAGCAGGTTGTACTGCTACTCCACGCAATTCGTCGCCGACTATTGACAAATTTTCTGGGACAACAATAGGTAAAATTTCACTGTATGTTCCAGTTTTAATATATAAAATTGCAGTTAAACCAGTATTACTTGCAGGTACAAGGTAAGTATTTAGATTTGTTAATGCCGTAAGTGGTATGTTCATTAATGTTGTAATTTCTAAATTAACCCCGTTTTCCGCAGTTAACGATTGATTAAAATTTTGATTTATAACATTAGTACCAGTTATACCATTCAATGTTTGATAGCTAGCTGGAGGTGCTACTTGATTAACTGCTGCAATCATCAGTGATTCCAAATAGGTTAATGATGGAGCAAAATAAGCAATAGAAGATTCAACAATATTATTGACTAATTGAGTGCTACTTCCGTAATAAAACCAGCGTAAAGTTGCAGCAACAATTTGACTATTTCCTCCGCGTTGCATATCATAAACAATAGCGTCAATTACATATCCAGCATCACGCTGTGTGTAGAATGGATCAAATAAACTAGCTGTACTGAACGGAGCAATGTTATTATTGCATTGATACAACATCCATTGATACATTTCTGTAATCATCCACGCTTTATTTGCTTGAAGTAACGCAGCTGCATTTGAAAAATAAAGACCTTTTGCGACATAATTACAAGAATATTTTATAGTTTTCCAAGGAGTATCCCAGCTAGTACCATGAGAAGCATCATCCACACCTAAAAATGTATCTACATAATAGGTAACAGGAATAACATTTAATTTTTTCCAATTTGGTACATTTACATTAACTGCTAAATCGTAAGATGTTGTTCCGATTGGAATGCGTGTGTATTGGGGACCATTTGCCGCTACGAATGTTTCTAAATCGCCTTTAGTATTCATAGCGTTGTTTAAGTCGTGCGTAATATAAACTGCCCAATAGGTGTGTGTAGTATCGACGGCAGGATCAATATTTGAATTATTTTGAATACATCTATACGTTGTATTTGTACGGATTGCTAAATCGCCTACTACATATGAAGTACTCGAATTCCAAAAACTTTTCCATTGTTTTCCTAGAATTAATAATGACCATGATGTGGATACTCCTATGAAATTAAGAGTTTGCCCGTCGACTGGGGTACCGTCTGGTCCCATATCTAAAATTGCTGTTGTACTATTTGAAATACTAGAAACCGTTTGTCCTATCGAAAACCCGACTCCATTTACAATCATACCAGGTACTAGTTGTAATGCACTTACTAACACTAATGTAGTTCCTGAACTACCTGCTGCTGAATAGATTGCAGATACATCACCGGTTGATGGGTCTGTAGTATTATTAGCGGTAGCTTCATAAAGACGTCCATTACGATTAACAACATCACCTGTTAAATAAGTTGTACCTGGAAACCAATTTCCTTTAATTCTAAATCCAATATTAAATTGAGACCAATCTGTAGAATCTACACTAGGAATATTTCCAGTATTATTTGCAGATCTGCTCACGTATGCGGTGCCGCCGTAAACAACTGCATCACCTATTTGATAATTTATTGAAACAGACCAAATCAAATCAGTGCTTTCACCTGGCAAATACAACGCCCAATTTGATGTATTAAATGTAAGTCCGCTGGTAAATCCAGCGGAATTAGTAGCAATATAAATGTTAGCATCTAATTTTACAAGATCATTAAGTTTATATCTATAATTTTGTTGCCATGCTCCTAAATATTGAACACCATTAAAGTAAACTTGCCATGCTGATTGATTTGCCTCTAACCCTAATGCAGATGTTGTAGCAGATGTATGTGCAACTTGACATTTATAAGTTATGCCACCATAAGTTGCCAATTGACCTGGAGAATATATTGTATTTGGTAGCCATGGGCCTGCCCATGTTTCGTTACTTAAATATATTGCCCAATCACCGTTATTAAAATCAGTCAAGAACACTGAGCTAGTATTAGGACTAGTACAAATATAAATACTGCCATTATATGTAACTAAATTATTTAGGCTGTACACAGTCCCAGTTGTCCATGTTCCTGCCCAAGATTTTCCTGAAGTAATTTGAATCCAATAAGGGTTCGGTGTAGCATATAAATCGGTATAAAAATTTGAACTCGATGTATTTCCTACTAAACAAGCAAATGCTTGTCCTTGATACTCTACCACACTATCTTGAATAAAAACAGTATTAGGAGCCCAGTTACCGGCCCAACTATATCGTAATTTACTAATCTTAAATTCTGCTGACATTTTTTATTCCTATTAAGTTGTTGAGATAATTTGTGACGCACTATAAATGTATGTTTGATTAATACGTACAGTTAATTCACCTTGCGAATCTATGTAATAAAAACAGTTTTTATTATCCCAACGATATTGGTCAAATACTAAATTTGGGTATGGACGACTGTGGTCTGTCGCAAGTCTTCCGTCGAAGAAATCAACACCATATTCAAAACTTTCAAAGTTATTTGCACCTGCACCTGGATTATTTATAGTTAATGTTCCTGTGCTAGTTAATTGATCTGTTTTATAAAAGTATAAAGTGCCGTCAGGATCAGATCTTGATAATGCGTAAAAATATCTCGGATTACCTTCACCTAACAAGTCATTCAAATTAAATTCATTACCAGCATAATATGACATAATATATTTCCTTAACTAATTTCAACCCAACTCATTACTAAATCCATACTAGTAGATACATTTGAATAAATTATTACATTAGTACTAGGAGTTAAAATTAACTTTTCTCCCCCTGATACAATACGTAAACTAGTATTTGATGGAATAGTAATATTTTGAATGTAGTATGCAGTTGTTCCTGCAATAGTATCTTGTAATTGGATACTAGCTTGAATAATACCAGTTGTAGTATTTGTAATACTTAATCCAATTACTGTAGTTGTTGCAGAAGAATTAGTTTGGAACAACGGCGATGACGATGTTCCAATTCCTGTTCCTAAATAATTTTTGAATACGGTTGCCATTTATTATCCTAATGATAGCACTATACCAAGTGCAATATCTGTTGCTTGTGATGTTGTTACACCACTTGCGGCTCCTGCCACACTGGCCCAACTAGTGCCATTATAAATTTCCACATACATGTAGTTTGGATCATTATTAAAACGCATCATTCCTGTTTCTGTATACTGAAACGCTGGATAATTTGTTGTATTTCCTACTGGTATTACAACACCGTATGATCCTCCAATTTGAACATATCCTGATCCTGCTGCCTCTGTAACAACAGTAGAATATGGTACATTCTGCGGTGGAGTAACATAGTATGTTCCTAAACCATTTGTAGTTCCTGAAACTTGTGCTGTTATAATTGTACCGGTTGTTATACCAGATCCACTAATTGTATTTCCAATTGTTACTGATCCAGAAATAACCGATGTCACTGTTAATAATACAGGAGTACTAGTAACAGTTTCGTTAGTTATTGCTGAAACATAGTTAATATTTATAGTCCACGAACTTGACGAACTTGTTCCAGTGCCTGAAATATTTGATACAATATAAGTACCTGGAGTAATTCCTGATCCACTTAATGAATCGCCTACTGCTAAACCAGTACCGCTGGTACCAAATGGTGACAAATTACTGTATGAAACATTTCCGCTACCGGCTTGAGATACTGTTTCATTGTTACTAGTATCAATTAAATCGTTAGCACTATTACTTGCTAATAACAATATTGCTGTTCCAGTAACAGCAGTCAATGGGCCTGTAGGAACAGTTATTGTTGTAGTTGTAGGATCATACACTGACGTTCCTATAACTATTCGTAAGTTAGTTAATTCTCCTGAAAATAAATTTGTTCCAGATAAAGATGCGCCGATAGTAGTTGTGTTGCTACCATAATTTAGATTATTAGTAATTGCACCCGACGTTGAACGAACTCCATTGATGAATACAGTTTCAATTAACGAACTATTACGTACAATCACTAAGTGATTCCAAGTATTTGTAGCAAACGACACTGCGTAACTGTTTGTTGTACCACCGACATATTGCACATCTACTGAAGACGAAGATATTGATAAAGAATACCCGCCAGCTCCGGCTCCTAGAATAGTTTGAGTACCAGTTGAAGATGTGTAGAAGAAAAATTCAATAGTGTAAGCAATACCGCCGACACCGAATCCAGGAGACATATTCAAATAGTTTGTTGAACCATCAAATGAAATACTTCCTCCGAATAAACTTCCAGGAGGGCTGCTAACAGTTAATATATTTCCAGAAATTGATCCTGTAAATGTATTTGAAGGTTGTGATGCAATTGTACCTTGAAAAGAAGAATTACTTGCACTAGTATTTGTAAACAATGTTACAGCGTTGGTTGCTGTATTTGTAATACTGTTACCGTTGAATAACAAATTACCAACTTGCACACCTCCACTTCCAGATGTTGTAAAATTGATATCAGTATTTGAAGACAATGCACTGATGTTGTTACCGGTAATACTTAGTTGGCTAGTTTCAAAATTTGTTGCATACAATTTTGTACTATCAATAGTTGCTGTTAATGTATTTCCAGCATAAAAACTAAGAACGTTGTTTCCAGCTCCGGGAGAACTTTCTGGAGTAATATATGTCTGTCCGTTTACACTTTGTACTCCACCTAAGTTTGTCCAGTATCCGTTAGAATATCCTTCATAACGATTATGATCGGTATTATAGCGAATCATACCATTTGCCGGTGAACTTGGTTCTTGCAAAGTAGTTCCCGCTGGCACTTGTAAACTTTGATTACTATTAATTATAACACTTCCGGTACCTTGTGGAGTTAATGTAATATCGGAATTAGTAATTGTCGACGCAATGGTATTACTTGTGACACTTAATCCTTCTATCACAACACTTCCTGTACCATTACCAGTTAAAATTAAATTGCTATTTGTAGTACTTGTAGTAATAGTGCTGGGACTACCTGGAGGTGCTATTATAATATTACCAATAGTCCATTCGCCGGATACACTTAAATCACCGTTTACAGTAACATTTCCGCTAGTGCTGAAATTTCCAGTTTGTGTAAAATCACCAGTCTGTGTCAGTGCACCGGTAATACCAACTGCATGTAACGTGCTAGTTCCGGTAACACTTAATGTGCCACCAACAGTGGCATTTCCATCTAATGTAGCATTACTAGTAATCTCGACTTGCTGACCGCTGTATGCAGCTATTTGTAAGTTAGTTCCAGATTGTGTTCCAGTAATTGTACTACCACTAATAGTTACATCAGGTAATGTTAATGTACCTGTGCTAGTGATAGCACCAGAATTAATTGTACCAGTTGTACTGAAATTACCACTTGTTTGTGTGAAATCTCCAGTTTGTGTCAGTGCCCCAGTAATACCAACTGCATGCAATGTACTAGTTCCAGTGACACTTAATGTACCACCAACAGTAGTATTTCCATCTAATGTAGCATCGCTAGTAATCTCAACTTGTTGACCACTATACGGAGTTAATGTTAAATTAGTAGCAGTGGTAGTCCCAGTAATTGTACTACCGCTAATAGTTACATCAGGTAATGTTAATGTACCTGTACTAGTGATAGCACCAGAATTAATTGTACCAGTTGTACTGAAATTACCACTTGTTTGTGTGAAATCACCAGTTTGTGTTAATGTACCAGTGATGCCAACTGCGTGTAATGTACTAGTTCCAGTGACACTTAATGTACCACCAACAGTAGTATTTCCATCTAACGTAGCATCACTAGTAATTTCAACAGCTTTTCCGCTATACGGAGTTAATGTTAAATTAGTAGCAGTGGTAGTTCCAGTAATTGTACTACCACTAATAGTTACATCAGGTAATGTTAGTGTACCAGTCGATGTAATCGCACCAGAATTAATTGTACCGGTTGTACTGAAATTACCACTTGTTTGTGTGAAATCTCCAGTTTGTGTTAATGTACCAGTAATACCAACTGCTTGTAATGATGTTGTACCAGATGTAACTGTTAAATTATTACTAATTGTTACATTTTGATCGACTTGAACATTGTTGCTAGGAATATATACACGACCTGTTCCATTTGGTACTAATTGTAAATCTGAATTGCTAGATGCGGTACTTATAGTGTTACTATTAACTGTAACATTTCCGATATAAGCAGAATTAAAATATGCATTATTCCAATTTAGTGAACTTGTACCTAAATCATACGCTGAAGTCGTTGCAGGAATTAAATCACTGTTAATACCAGCAACAAAGTTAACAGTATCGGAAGTTTGATTACCAATAGTAATATTTCCGCCGATAGTAGTGTCTCCAGTTACACTTAAATTACCGGTTATATATGTATTATTTTGTAAATTAATATGGCCACTTGCGGCAGTAACATTTATATCTCCTGTTACGCTTTGTATTGTATTACCGCTAATTTTAATATTGCCAGTATCTATTTCTCCTGGTAATATACTAGTTGTATGTACACCATCTGTAAATGTTACTGCTGTAGCAGTAGTAATCGAAAGAGCTTGGCCGTTGAAAGTAACTATTCCAGTTTTTTGATTTACTGAAAAATATTGACCTACGTTAAATTGTCCAGCATTGTCAACAGCCGTATAATAAATTTCAGCACCATTGACTTGAGTGATTTCGTTAGCAACAATTTGAGTCGACGGATCATCTGTAGATAATAGTCCAGATCCAATATAAGAAAAATTATGGCTAACTAGATATGCTTTAACGCCTTGGCCGTCGCCCCATATACCATAATTGCCAAAACTAAATGCAGACCCAATGATACGCATTTCGACACCGAAATCGCTATAGTCGGCAAAATTAATAATGCTTGCAGTACCACCTGCACTTGTTCTTAAATTTTGCTGAGTATATCCGTCGTCTACAAATACAGTTGATCCGTTGGTGCCATCAAAATGCAACATTAATACTGTATTGGTATCTGAAGTTAATGCAACCGAAGACGGAGTAAAGTTTGTAGTATATTTTGCAACACCTTTTTCAATTCTTAAATCGTCGATGTATCCGCCCAACGGAAGAGTTGCGTTATAACGTGCACCGATAACTAACGGACCTTGAATATATGTATTATTGTCAGTATACGTACTACCGCTTTGTGTTCCATTAACAAACATTTTGGTGCTTGTGCCAGATTTGGCTATAGCAATATGTGTCCAAGTGTTCAGAGGGACAGCGGCAGAACCAGTAACCATTGTATTGCCCGCACCCCACGCTATAATTGGAACATACGTAGCAGACAAATAAACTACTAAACCTACATCGGTACTAGTGTTTCTTAAATCAGCAAGATATTGAATAGCGCCGGCGTTGCCAGTTCTGTAGACCCACATTTCAATAGTCCAAGCACTTGAACCAAACGCAAAATCTACATTAGTTGGAATTGTAGCGTAATCAGTTGTGCCATTCAATGCTAAACTTGCTGTTCCAAATTTCTTAACACTAGCTGATAGGTTGGCACCGCCCTGTGCGTATACAGTTTTGCCAGGGCGATCTGTAATTGTTTGGAAGCCTAGATGTCTTCCATTTATGTATACGTATTGTCCGCTGATACTGCTAATAGTACCAGATGCTAAAACAGTCACACCGTCTGTATCGTAGTATGTTAATGTATTACCTACTGCCCATGTTCCAATTTGAGAATTAATTCTTAATTTTGTTCGGCCTGCTCCTGCAAACCCAGGTGTACTTGAATAAAGATAAACAGCTCTGTTAGCAAAGTATGTAAAACTATTAACCCATTCCATACGAACACCGTTAGTTGCTGTTATAGCATCTTGATTAGGTATAAAAAATGTAACGCCATGGAATAACATACTAGCACGTAGACTAGCTGAATTAACTACACTACCATCAGCAAACACACCTTTACCAGCATCACCTTGATTAAATCCGTAAGGATCTCCTGAACTGGTTACACTACCTCTAGTGATAATTGTTAGATTTCTAATGTAGGGGCTGCGTGTTGTTGTTAAAAAGTTATTAGCAAATCTGAATCCATAACCAGTATTTGCACCGCTATTGTATAAAAATCCTGTTAATGTGAAATCTTCAAGAGTAGTTTCTCCGTTTAATAAAAACGCATCATTAGATTTAGTACCGGCAGTTGGTTGAATAATAACTGCTCGAATTCCAGTTCCACGTAATGTAACACCTTCGGGAACTGTTAATGGGAATATTTCTGAATAAGTTCCTGGATACACATAAACAGTAGTTCCGCTAGTAGCAACACTCAATGCATGTGCAATAGTTAAAAATGGATTATTTTCATGCACTCCAGCATTACTATCACTACCAGTAGTTGATACGTATATAATATTACCTTGAGGCAATACCAAATTAATACCATTAGCAGTAATAGTAGATGTTGTAAGACTACTGGTGTTTACTGTGTTTACATAAGCATTTGCCCATGCTAAACTGTTTGATCCTAAATCATAGTGGTTGTTTTGATTTGGAATGATACTGCTAGCAACTTCTGCATCAAAAGTAACTGTGTCGGTACTAGCATTACCTAATGTTATATTACCATCTGCGGTAATATTGCCAGTAGCATGTAAATCTCCAGTTACTAGAACATTGCTGTTTAAGTTAATTACACCAGAACCGTTAGCGGTAATATTAATAGCACCATTAGTGTTAGTTGCACTAATTGTATTTCCAGTTAAACTAAGATTGCCAATGTCAGCAGTGCCTTGATACACTACAGCGCTTGAACCATTGGGTGTTAAATTAATTGTTGAATTTGTACTGGAAATTGTACTACCAGAAATTGTAAAAGTTCCGATAGTTGAAGATGTACTTGCGTATAAATTGGTAGTACGAGTAGTGCCGTTTATATCTAAATCATATTGTGGTGATGCATTTTTAATGCCCACGCGGCTGTTTACAACATCTAAGTAAAGTAAGTTCGTCTCAAAGGCTAAATCAACCCCATTGCGAAGGAGGTTATCCTTTAAGAGCGGACCCGAAATTCGACCAACAGCCATTTACGCTCCCGTATACCCCGTGTTTCACGGTTAACCTAGTTTGGGATTGCCCCGCATCCTTTCGGCTCTTTGTCGGTTTACCACAGTTTAATATCGTAAAAACTTGGTCAGTCTTTACAGTATTAGTATTTAGCTGTTTTGGTTAGAACCCTAATATGATACTATATATTTCGACTATTGATGCAACTTCGTCTGATGAAATTGAACTACTTGTGCCGTATGCTTCTACCCATGCTGATCCTGTAAATACTTCAAGAGTAGCTAGTGTCGTGTTGAATCGAGTAGTTCCTGCTGGTGGATTATACGGTCGGTTAACTGAACTTCCGCTAGGAATAGTTATACCGTATGTACCTCCAAATTTTACATGTCCTTGGCCGGTGCTATTAATTGATAATGCGCCCGATGAAGGAACATATATATTATTAACTTGCATACCAGTTCCGTTAAAATAAACAGTTCCAGACGTATTAATATTTGTATTTGTAGATGTATTAAGATTTTCAATTGTATTACCAGATATACTTATATTTCCGGCATACATTGTATTATTAGTTAATGCCGTAGAAGTAATTGTTGTGGTGACTGTTCCGTTAATACCAAATCTTAATGTGTTATCCGCTGAACCACGTGTTAATTCTGGAGTTATATAAGTTAATTGATTTTGGCTATACAGATTAATAAAATTTACGTATCCAGTATTGTTATAACCTTCTATGTTGTAAGTTAAATCGTTAAATCTAATTTGTCCGTTAGTTGTTAATACATCTAAACTATCGTCGCTGACTGGTATTTTTAAGCTAGTCGTTGCATTTATTGTAACATTGCCAGTTCCCGACGGCGATAAAATAATGCTTTTTTGTAAAGTTGTTGGAGTAGGGTGAGTAGTTTGACTAACTGAATATGACTGCCCAGGTTGAAATACAGCGCCCCCACTAGCTGTTATACTTACATTATTTCCTGCAATAGAAGTCGAAGTAACATAGGTATTAGCAGACATTCCTGGACCTGTAATATACCAAGTACCGATACTGTAGTTTGCTGCGTAATAATCCCAACCTGTTTGGCTATGATTCAATACTTGAGAAAATATACTTGTATTTGATGCAATAAGATTAGAATTTAATTCACTAGAAGTGGTGTTAAGTCCACTTAATGTTCGGGCAAATGTATTTGTTATAGAGCTATTATTAAAACTTAAATCTTCAATAAGAACATTACCGGTTCCGTTACCATTGAAGGTAATATTGTGTCCAGTTATTGAATTAGTAATCGTACTATTGTCAAAATTAAATTCGCCAATATTAGTGTATGTACCATATACATACAAATTACCACCTGTAGTAGTTAACTTACCATTAATAATACTGTTGCCAGTTTGATTAAAATCCCCAGTCTGTGTTATGGCGACGGATGTGACATCATTTGAAAATGTTGTTAATCCAGAAGTAACTGCTAATGTTCCACTAATAGAAACATTATCATTAAATTTTGCACTAGTTATTTCTACATTATTGCCAGCCGGAGATGTCAATTTTAAGTTTGTATTAGTAATTCCAGAAATTACACTACTATTAATTTCAATTGTTGGTAATATTAACGGATTGGCAGCAGTTATGTTGCCTACATTAGTTATTGCTCCTAATGTAGCATTACCGGTAATATTATAACTACCACTTTGTGTAATCGCTCCGGATGTGACATCATTTGAAAATGTTGTTAATCCAGAAGTAACTGCTAATGTTCCACTAATAGAAACATTGTGATCAAATTTAGTAGCTCCAGTAACTTCGACATTTTTTCCGGTATACGGAGTTAACTTTAAGTTACTTCCGGACACTAGCCCTAATATTGTACTGTTATTAATTTCAACTGTTGGTAATATTAACGGATTGGCAGCAGTTATGTTGCCTACGTTAGTTATTGCTCCTAGTGTAGCATTGCCGGTAATATTATAACTACCACTTTGTGTAATTGCTCCGCTAGTAACATCACTTGAAAATGTTGTTAGTCCAGATGTAACACCTAATGTTCCGCTAATAGAAACATTGTGATCAAATTTAGTAGCTCCAGTAACTTCGACATTTTTTCCAGTATATGGCGTTAATTTTAAGTTACTGCCGGACACAAGTCCAGTAATTACAGTGCCGTTAATTTCAATTGTTGGTAATATTAACGGATTGGCAGCAGTTATGTTGCTTGCATTAGTTATTGCTCCTAATGTAGCATTACCGGTAATATTATAACTACCACTTTGTGTAATTGCATTAGAAGTTGTATTTTTTAGACTAGTTGTACCATTTGTAGTTAGCGCTTGCCCAATTGTTAAATTGTTATTAATTTGTACATTTGCATTAGGTACATAAATTTTGCCTGAGCCATTTGCCGTTAAACGCAGATCGGTATTGGTAGTAAGGGTGGAAATTGTACTGCCAGTAATCTGTGTAGTACCTGTAATATCGATTAGCTGTGCATATAAATTTCTCCAAATATATGAACTAGATCCTAAATTAAACGCATTATTTGCATCAGGTTTTATTGTCTGTGTAAGATAATCGACAATTGTTACTGTATCGTATGCTTGTCCGCCTAATGTAAGATTTCCATCGATAATAACATTTTCAGTTATTGCTAAATTTCCAGTTATTGCTACATTAGTATTCAATGTAGTAGTACCACTATATGCTAAGAAATTAGTATTACCTGCTAACGAATCTATATTGTTATCATGTATACGAATATTAGCAATTATAATATCAGCTGCTTCTATTAAAGTTTGTCCGTTTAACCCTTCAAGTGAAATACTTCCGTTTGCAGCAAAATTAAGTGTCTGTGCATTGAATGTAACTGTACCATTTTGTTGATTAACGTAAAAAATATCACCTATTCGATAATCACCAATTTGATCAACACTGTCATAGTATATTGTTCCACCGTTTATAGCAACAACTTCATTAGCTTGAATTACTAAAGATTCGTCGTCGCTAGTATCTGCACCAGTGCCAACATATCCAAAATTATGTCCTACAATATGCCCTAATGTATTGGCACCGTCGGCTACAACTCCATATGTTCCAAACACATTGGCGCTGTTTATAGTTCTTAACTCGGCGCCAAATTTAACTCCTAGATTTGCATAACCGGCTGTACCTTGTGTTAAGTAAATTCCTCGTTTTGCAAAATATGTAAAACTATTAACACTTTCAGATCTTGCACCATTTGTTACAGTTATTGCATTTTGATTTGGTGTAAAGAATGTTGCACCGTAAAATAATATTGATGCTTGAATACTCGATGAATTGACTACACTACCATCGATATATGCTCCGCCACCTGCATCACCTGTATTAAATCCTCGGGGATCCGCGCTACTTGTCACACTGCCAGAAGTTAAAACAGTAACTTGATAGATATAAGGACTTTTTGCAGTTGCTAGATAGTTATTAGCAAACTTAAATGCATACCCTGTATTGTTTGTTGCATTGTAGTAGAAATTTGAGATTGTTAAAAATGATACAGTAGTTTCACCATTTAATAAAAATGCATCTTTGGAATTAGTACCGACTGTTGGTTGAATTGTAACTGATCTTATTCCTGCGCCGCGAACAGATACACCTTGTGGTATAGTTAATGGAAATATTTCTGTATATGTACCTGGAAATATTACAACTTCAGTACCAGTAGTTGCTACTGATAATGCTTGTTTAACTGTTCTAAATGGTGCGTGTTGATGAATTCCGCTGTTCGTATCACTACCATTCACTGAAACATAAATTGTATTACCTGGCGATAATGTTAAATTTATATTGTTTGCAGTAATATTATTAGTGATAATATTAGTAGCATTAACATTAGTTGTATATAATGTTTTCCAATTTGATGATAAGGTTCCTAAATTATTATACACCAAGCCTGAAGGAATAATACTACTACTAATTTCTGCATCGAAAGTAATTGTATCAGTGTTAGCATTGCCTAATGTAATATTACCGTCCCAAGTAATATTACCGGTTGCATGCAAGTCGCCTGAAACAGTTGTTGTTACACTTCCATTTCCATTTGCAAAACTTATTATGCCTGATCCGTTTGGAGTAATGTTAATACTATCATTAGTAACAGTATCTGAAATTGTATTAGCAAGTATGTTTAAGTTATCAGTTGCTAATCCAGATATTACAATCGTAGGATTACTTGATTGATTTGGACTGATAGTAATACCACTAGTTACTTGTTGAATAGTGTTGCCACTAATAACCCAATTGCCGATATCAGCAGTAGTTGTAACTAATAAGTTTGTTGTGTTTACAGCAGTAGGTGCATAAACTTCTGTAACTGGTGCGTTTGAATTAAAGCCAACGCGACCATTGTTTACGTCAATATATAATACTTGTGTATCAAAGGCAAGATTTACACCGTTACGCTTTAAGTTATCTGCTAGTAACGGGCCACTGATTCTACCTAGTTCGCGCCCCATGATTGTGATTTACCTTATGCGTCAAAGCCCAACAAGGCTATGACAACTTTGCCGTAGGGCACTGGAGTGGTGAAGTTTAAGAAATATCCCGTACCGCTGGCACTTGTTTTTACGATAGTGTATGTGGTATTAACTGCCACTGTACTGGTTATAGTGCCTGGGCTGAATGTAACACTGACCAGTGCATCAGTGTTAGGATCAGTAACATAACTAGAAATAGTTGAACCAGCCAAGTTGGTTCCTGAAATTGTTGCACCCACCAAATTCACAGTTGGATATACTGCGCCAACAGCATCAATTTCTCCGCCATTGTTATAAGTAGCGGTAGCTGTACTGGTGTAACTGACACTATTTACTGCACTAGCTGTAACTGTAAACGAACCGTTGTAAGTACCAGGACCAGTTGAGTTGATTCCTGTTACACTAATAGTTGCTCCAACTGCAAACGGAATTTGTGTTTGCGTGGTAAAAGTCAATGTAACCGTACTACCATTTCCACTTGCTCCTGTAACAAACAAACTGGTATTAAAATATAAAGTTGTGGAACCTACAGTGGCATTATAACTTAATTTTGGACTATAAGTTTCTGCTGGCAATGTGGGATTTTGTACTATTGTATAGTTGATACCACTGACCTGTATTACGTTTTCCACAATTACTAAAACATTTTGTGCTCCAACAGTTGCACCGTTAGCATTGTTGCCAGGATTATAATATGTACTATTCAACGGGCCAAAAAATAAATTTTGACTGTCGCCTGCGCCTAAATTTTGTTGGATGATTGTACCTTGTTCTGTAAATCTCAATGCTCTCCAACGACCAGCACTATATACTTCTACCTGACCACCTGAAATAGCATCTGTATTATAACGAATCATGCCATTAACAGGTCCGCCGCTTCGCGCAAGAGTATTACCAGTAGGCAATATCAAACTACCAGTATTATTATTCATGTAAACAGTATTTGTTGAATTAATATATGTACTAGTACCAACATTTACATAAAAATTCTGCTGGTTGGCATCGACATATACTGTATTGTCGTTAGCTGTTCTACGATTTAAGGTTTGACGATTAAGGTATCTCATTATACAGGTAATGTGCTTATTGTAATTGTTAGTGTAGATGCTGCACTAGAAACTGCTACGATTGAATCATACGGACCTAATACTAATTTTTCTTGATCTAAACTTACAGTTTCGTATGGTGGAACTGGAATGGCATTTATAACCATATTTGCTACACCCGGTGTGCCTAATGCCAATCCTGCACCACTTGAACTCGGTACAACATAAAGTGTAAGAGTTGCATTTGTACTGCTAGTTGTATTACAAATCATTATGCATGTAATTGCATTACCTACTTGAGGTGAAGTAACTGAACTGGTATAAACTAACCCTGCTCCAGTTGTTGTTGCTACTACGGATGATGTAATTGCCATTGTAAATCCTTATAATAATATGCTGTAAAGAACTGCTTTATGTCTACTTATTAATTCATCTGGAACTGGCGCAACTGTAGTACTTGTAAAATATACTCCTGAACCACCAGGGCCAACTGTTGAGCTTGAATAAATTTTTGTAGTTCCCGAAATAGCACCAGGTGTCGATTGATTAGTTAAACCTAACACACTATTAATAGAAACATTGCCGTTATTAGCTTGAATAGTAAGTGTACTAGATCCGCTAGTATCTTGTATGGTATTTCCTGATATTACAATATTACCTGCTGATAAACCTGCACTGCTTATTTGTACTTCTAATGACCCGCCAATTGTAAAATCAATAGTAGTAGCTGTAGTGGCAATTGAAGTATCGGCACTAGATATTGGACTAGTTACTGGAAATTGTACTGTTGAAACAGTAGCTGTTCCTTGTGCACCTGGATTTAGTGCGCTCCATGTACTAGCAATATATGTTTGAATAAATCCTAAAGTTGCAATATCATTTACGTTTGATATCAAACTTGAATAATTTGGGCTATTCACAACTTTTAATACCGCTGTAGAAGAACTTTGTAAATCAAATCCTAAATCTGACACTCCATCATTTGTGATTGTCCTCAAAGACAAACCAGATAGTGCTGTACTATTAGTGGAAGTATTTCTTGTTTGTAATACAAATGTTCCTTGAACTTCTGAATTTGTCGAAGTATCATAATGGAAAATTTGTTCGCTGAATAATATTTGTGCAGATGGAGCTGAACCTCGTTCAATTTCAATACCTGATTGGTAACCTAAAGCACTACTAATACCACTTCCGGTAGCACCATAATTCAATTGAATTATATTATCTGCGACTGTGGTATTGGTAGACTCTACCGTTGTAGTAGTACCTTTAACGTCAAGATTACCTGTGATAGTAACTAACCCAGCGTTAGTTCCAGTGTCGAGATAAATGTTACCTCCACTTTGAACTTGTATTCTGTAATCACCGTTACTTACTTTGAGTACTCTTGACATTTAAGGTCCTTGTGTTAATTAACTGTTATCAATAGTAACAGTTGAGTTCAATGTTGGAGATGTTAAATTCCAAGGAACTGCTTGCTCGTTAGCAAA